TGTAATGCAGCCCAGTAAATTACCCCTATAGGTATCAGAATAAAGGGTGCGTAAATGCTTTTAAATAGTCTTTTCATAATACAATTATTTATTGTTTTTACGATACAATTTAATTGCCTCAGTCATTGAAAACATTACGTATTTTTGACCGTTAATATTTATAGTCCCATTTCTGTATTTATAAGCAGTTATATTCTTGCTTACTTTCTTTACCTTAATTGGTGTATCAAACAAATCGTGCATGATAGTATAATATTAGTTAATTGTTTCGTGTTTAAGCCTGTTTTTAGCCTGTTTAAGACCTTTAATTCTCTGAATAGTGTTATCCATTAAAGAGAAGATAAATGCCTTTAGCGGGGCTTATTATACGTCTCTTAATATATTAATATCAAGTTTAAATAATGAACCTTTTACACAAGTCATGCAAATATGTGTTTTCCTGTAAATACAAGCAGTTTGACAATAATGGAAAAATATATTTTCCTTTACTTGTTTTTTTTTCTTAGGTATTATCATTATTATCGTGTTTAATTAGCATATTTAAAAAATATCTCATTACCAATCTATATGATTTCTGTCTATTTCCTCATCAATTTGTTGATCCATAGTTAATTTATTCACTTCGAAACCTATTTTTTCAAAATTATTAATGTCGCTTTGTGTCATTTCTGTGGTTATTTCCATGTTTTTAAATGGATCATAATATTTAACTTTATATCTTTTCATGTTTTTACTTTTTAATTGTTAATACTCTTCTTTTTTGTCCCTTAATGCCTCGGAAAGTTTAAATTTATCTTTTCAAGGGAAGGAAATAATAAATACTAATCTTCTGTTCCTTCTTCGTCCTCGTCTTCTGATATCCCAAGTTGTTCAAATATCCAGTCAGATTCAAACCAAAGTAAATCATTTAGGGACGTTTCGGATAATCCGTCTGGATAAAGTTCTTCTATCAACCTGTCAAACTCATTACCTTTATTATTATGTAGGATTGTTTCTTTTGTGTCTTTTGCTCCTGACCATGCACCAAAGTCTGATAACTGCAAATTCTCGTTAAACGTTTTCATCTTATTTCGTTTTTAATTGGTTTGTACTTTGTTTAATTATCTTTCAAAAATATCAGTATAAAGAGTATAACAAAACTCCTCAAAGCATAACCAGACAACAAACGTATAATGTACTATTTTGTGCCTGTTTTCTATTGTATCTCCAATGTTTTCTTCCAATTCTGTTTTATATTCTTCAAGGTCTTCAAGATGTTTAATATAAAATTCTTTACAATCGTGATGATATATAAACTCACCGATTAAACCGGATATACATCCGCCATGCTGAAGATCATTAAAAAATGATTTTAGTTTGTCTTTCGGTTTTCCGTCATAACCATTACATTTATCTGTAATAATCCGGCAGAAGTCTTCCTTAAAGGAATATTCAATATTTTCGGAATGCTTGTTTAAAATGTTTTCTATTGTTTTCATAATCTTATTTATTAAATTAGTTTATATTATCCTTAAAGAATGAATTTATTTGCTTTCTGATGGTTAGTTAAATGAATGATACGATAATAACGTAAACGACCGATATAATAAGATAGGCCACGAGAGAGAATTTATATACTCTTTTCGGGATCATCTTAAACAGATTCACCAATACAGGAACAAAGTAATAAAGTAAGGTTAACAAACAACCTGCAATAAACAGGTATAAAGGAAGGCAGTAAATTAATTGTGTTTTCATTGTCTTAATTATTAGTTAAACATCTGATACAAATATATACCTGATATTTGATATGGCAATAGCTTAACCGTTATTTAGAATGAAAATAGATAATATTCTGAAATGCTGATTTAATGCGAAGATCGGAACAAAGGTTTATTAAGACTATTTATAAATAAGGGGAATAATGCAAAGATTAGAGTAAATTTCTGCGTAAAATAGATATATATAAGCGGGGAAAGTTTAAATTCTCTTATAGGATAACAAGAAAGAGAACAACAAAGAACTAAACTATAATATTATTATCAGTAATAAACTTATCTAATGCAATCTTATAACTCTTCTCATATTGGTTAATTATTTCTATTCCTTTACTCGTTAGCTTATATCGTTCAATTCCTTTGATAATATCAGATACTATAATACACTCCTTTAATAATAGAGACTTAACATAATAGTCTGACTTATTGTTATTGAAATAGCCGTTATACCTTCTTATACTAGACTTTGTAAAAGATGTACTAACATGCTTATTATATATTCCTATTCCGTTTAATATAACAAGCTCATTAATAGTTAGCCCATATTTATAACGCAAAGGACGCAAGATCCTAAACAAATTATAAATTAGATATTGTGCCAATGTAATAGGAAGAGAGTAAAGGCCAATATTATATATATCTTTTGGGGGAGTTGTTGTATTAATATCTATTTGTTTAGTCTCCTTCATTGCGTTCCGTTGTTCGTTCCTGGCTCAAAGATAATCAAAGTATTTATGTATGTCTTCAGGTAGTTACAAAAGTCCTATAATGTTTATTATGGTTTCACTAATATAGGAATATACATAAACCATGTAAATATCAGATACTTACATTTTGGTATTATTAGCCGTGTTAATATAGATCATTGCTTTTTGTCATTGTGTCAGATAAAAGGATTGTTATTTTAGGCGGGTGGGCTTCCTGATAACGATTTGTTAAACAGCGACCGGCCCCCGTATTATTATGGGTCACCCCCTATATACCCTTATGTTTAAGCATCGTCATCCATTACCTCATTGCATAATAATAGAATAGGGTGTGGGGTGGGTTTAAACGATAACGATGTGCTATATGGTTGTGCCCACTCTTTATTTTAAAGGATAGGGCTATGTATCGCTGTGTTTGCGTTAGAAATTGTTTTTAGATGGGAGTTTACGTTTAGTCTTATAAGCTATAGTATCTCTTCCTATAAGATAGGATTTATAAATTATAGACTTTCCGAGGCGTAATCGTTTATAAACAGCATCATAGGGGATACCAGGATTCATATTACAGAGGTGTTTCAGGTCATGGTAACATGATATTTCTCCATTTTCCACTAGCACACATACTTTAATCTTCATATTCCGCAAATTTCGTTGTCTAATATTTGCCAAAGATAAGAATTTGTTTTATATTTGGGCAAATAAAAGGTAAGACTATGAGAAGAGCACAGGCGTTGGATATAAATGAGATAGAGAAATACTACACTATCACCGAGGATGGTATGGTGTGGAGTAAGATCAAGGGGCGGTGGATGAAGCCACGTATGAATATCTATGGGTATGTATTCTATTCGATAGCTAAGGGTATTGGTGATGGGGGAATACTTGGTGCTTTTGCTCATACGTTAGTTGCCTTGAAGTACATAGGTTCTCCCCCGACTGCTAAACATGAGATAGATCATGTAGATGAGAATAAGCAGAACAATCACTGGACTAATCTCAGGTGGGTTACTCATAGTGAGAATATACTTAAGAGTTATGAAAGAGGAAGAAGGGGGCATTGGCTTGGGCGTAATAAAGCACCGTTTAGTTTAGAACACAAGATGAAGATGGCAGATGCGAAGAAGAAGAGGGTGGTATTTATAAGAGGGGAAGAGAAGGTGGTATTTTCGAGTATAGAGGAAGCGTCTGTGGGGTTAGGTACTTATAGAAAGAAGATATATAGTTCCATTAAAGAGAATAAGACGTTCCAAGGCGGTACGCTTAGTTTTCTTGAAGACGTATTTGAATAATAGCGTTTAAATTCAATTCTCCCCTTGTTTCTATGTATTTTCACTTATAGTTTTCGATTGAAATGGTTTGGGTGGGGGTTTGTATATCCTTTAAGAGATAATTTAAACCTTACAGGGTTTTCCATGATTGAATTACACATTTTGCATAACGCATTTTGTATAATAAGAAAAACCGCATAGGTTAGATGCGGTTCGTAGTTATTTGGTCTGTGGGTTCTCTTTGACACGTTTATCTTCCCAAAAGTGTTCGCACTTATGCTTGTCCTTATTGTAGGGAACGCCATAGAAGAATGACTGGTACTCGTCTGCTTTGGCTGTATGACGGTAGCACTTTTCCTTTAAGGGGCAATCGAAGTCTTCTGACTGACCTTTACACATCGTTATATCCATGAGTTTAAATTTTATCTTGCAACATATCCTTCTTCATCCTCATCAAAAATAACATCAATAGGTTCTTCGATGGGTTCATCATCCTGGTCGCATACTCCATAACCTTGTGGTTCTTCAGGAGTCCAGATTATTACTTTGTCTTTCATATCCTTTAAGAATTGAGTTAAACTTTCTCCGCCATCTTATCATTGTGAAACACGCTCTTACACTCAGGAAGGCTTGTTAACGTCTGCCCATTGACGTAGTAATAGTACTGAGGGAACGCCCTACTGCATACCGTAAACGGCTGTGCCTGCTTCATGCAGTGACATACTCTACATTGCCATAGTCCTATACGTACTTTATGCCACTTATGCCTTATTATTGTCATGTTTGATACGGTAATCGTGATATATCCAAACTATTATCCATAGAATAGCAAAGATAACCATGAGAGAGACAAAGAGTAAGAAGCATAATAACGCTCCGAGGGGCATGCCTAGTTGGTCTAAGATGATACCAATCACCGCAGGTAACGCAAGGATTAGCGTTGTCAAATATCGCACATGTAGGTCTATTCCTGCGGAGAATGTTGCTGTGGAGTAGTAATGAAACCACCACTGTTCTAATCTTCTCATCATTGACTTATCATTTCGTTTATTAGATATTTCTCTCTTGCGCCTATGTTCCCATAAAGGATATCTTTACTCACCACCGGAAGTCTTTTTGACCAAAACTCAACCCCGTTCATGCTCTGATTGTTCTTTAGATCAACGAGAAAGCCTTTGATAGTAGTGGACTTCTTCACTAATCCTCTTACGCTATCGAGCATCATCGAGTCTATGGTATTGTCTCTTGCGATAGGCCACACGGGATGGTCAAGTCTTTCAATGATCTCTTTACGGATAGTACGCCCTGGGCCGAGAACCGTGGTGTGCTGAAAATAATATAGATTACCACTTGTTGCACCATCCATACTCAGCATATACAAGTCGTTGAGTCCTACCATGTCGTGAGTGTCCATGAGGTCTTGTATGTCGATAAATGTTTGTGTGGAGATAAGATCATCAGATCCCGTAAGCATAACACAATCTATCTCGGCTTTCTGACACATGTGTATCATAGAGTTGTTAAATTTAGCCGTGAGAGGTCTATTGGGGTACTCATAGAACTCAATATCATACTCTTTACATAGGGGGATAGCGTCTATACTCCCTGAAGTTATACAAGGAATGTTCTCACCCGTTTCTTCACGTAAGCGTTTTACCCCTTCGCAAAATATTTTGAAGATAGATAACCTACCGTAGTTTGCCGTGATAAGTCCAACCCTCATATTTTATCAATATCAAACCATTCTGTCCAAACAAATACCTTATGTGGGTTGCCTTTGTGGTCAAATACATCTAATATTTTACTCCACTCAAGATTGCTATCCCTGATATCGTGAAAAGATAATTCTTTGAAGTCACCATAGTACTCTTTAAGAATATCATTGGCCTTATTACTGTTTGATGCTACCCCTAAAACAAAGGTTTCCTCGGTTTCCGCATCTCTCTCGTGTATAACTAAAACTTGATTCATATTGATTACTATATTTCAAACCCTTGTTCTGTGATTTTAACAGCAATATCATGCTCTATACGCCCCTCAAACTCCTTAGCTATGTCATGACTATAATTAGACAAATGATATTCTCTAGCGAATGCCTGAAGATTTTCAAGTAGATTAGCTGTATTAAATACATGATACAGTAGTCTAGCTTCCTGTATTGTATTACAGGTATAACTAATAGTAAACGGAGTAAAATCTTTACTCTTTCCCTCTTTTGGTGTTTTTGATTTAGATGTCATATCGTATTATATTTATTTGACCAAAGATAAATCAAATTATCGGCACAAACAAACTTTTGCTGCCATTTATTTGCAGTATTTAACATAAAATAGTTTGGGAAAGAACCCCAACTTCATAGCAATCCAAAACAAAGGTTTCCATTTTTTAAAATTATATCCCTTGAAGTCGTGATACGTTGCTCTTGGCATCTTCATAATCACATTAAACTCTCTATCCGATAAGAATAGTTTATCCCTTACCTCTCTCAGGATTTCATCACTAATGGTGATCGGTATCTTGAGTTCTTCCTTTGCAATCTCTTTGAACTGCTTACCCTCACGTATGAACGCTGACTGCTCGATACGTCTCTTGTCAATGCCAAACTTAGTGTAAAGATACCATCCCACAAACTCGGTATAGCGGTTCTCGCAGTGGTGTCCACCATAGTCTTTCCAATCGTAATATACGGCAAGGTCTTTCTTTGCTTGCTCTTTGTCGTACTTCATGTGGTATAACGGGCGATAGTGTTTAATTCCTTTAAGGGATGCTATTAACTGACTCTTTAGCGTGAGTAACGGATAATACCTTAGTTTATCTACTATGTATGTTTCATACACATCTTGTAGGTAACGGCTATCCATAAGCGTCCACCCAATCGGGCAACTGCCCTCAGTTCTGAAGCTATGACCGTTGAAGATACTCTTGCAGTCATATTGCTGTGCTATATCAAGCATCAACCGACCCATTGCTATGTCGTTGGGTATATCTGCCTCTGATACCGATGCCCATAGGAACGCACGATTGAGAGAGTTGTATTCGTTCATGTTTGGACGTATGCGTACATAAGTACAGCCGATCTTCTCTACGAGGTTCTTCATATTTGACTCTGCCTCTGCACCATTCCAACCATTATTAAAATGGACGGCTAGGATGCGTAATCCCCATTTGTTTGCACTATGAAGTAACCACGATGAGTCACAGCCACCGGAGATACCGATAAGGACATCGTATTTATGCTTACGCCCACGCCTGCGTATCTCGTCAATCATTTTTATCAGATCATCCGAACTTTCGGGGTACTGTTCATCGAGTTGGTCGTGGATATCACAAAAATTACATACTCCTTCGTTATTAAGGGTTACACCCTCTATGTCGTCCGTTAAGAGACAAATGTTACATTCTGCCATATATTAAAATTTAAGTGTTTGTTGTGTTGCTATAACTACTTCTTCCCTTTCTTCTTCCCATGAATCTATTCTTGCCTGTGCTATCTTACAGTAGTCGGATTCTCTTTCTATGCCTATAAAACTAAAGCCTTCTATCTTTGCCCCAATGCCCGTACTACCACTCCCCATGTAAGGGTCAAGTATAGTTCCTTTCTTAGGTGTAATCATTCGGCATAGGTAACGCATGAGAGATATGGGTTTGACTGTTGGGTGGTTGTTCTTTTGGGGGGATGCAGGTTTGTTTTCATAACCCCCATTAGGACTCCGTGGGTCTGTACGGAATGAATTAGCCAACATATTATGTCCATCCTTGTTTTTATCTTCAAACTCATCACACCCCTTATTTCTTTCGCTCTTTGATGCCTTTGCACAGTAAAAAAAGCGGGAGGCTGAACCGCTATCAGCAAAGCAACTTGTAATTAAGCCACCTTTTCCACTCCCATATATCCCATTATTTTGACAATCAATAGTGCCCGTGCCTATTGTGGCTTTGCCTGATTTAAGAATGCCTACCTTAGCAAATTCAGATTCTACTTCATCACTCCCATCGTGTATTACATTGGCGGGAAAACGACCAATATTATTATTCTCTACAAGGGGCTTTCCAAAGTTATAATTGACAGGATTTTCTGTGCCTTTGCATCCACCGCTTGTTTTCTTTTGTCCGTTTAAGTCTACCCTACATCCATCAATATTAATTCCCCCCGTACCCCATTTAAGTACATTGGTGGCTACTGTTTTCTCTGAGAGAGGCTTCCTTGCAAGAGTCCATAATTCCATTGCTGGTTTAAGAGATGTCCCTAATCCTTCGTATTCAGAATTGCCCTTAGTTAGTTCGAATGACTTACCACTTCCATCCATATACCCAATACCAGTATCTCCTTTATCGTGGTTATTAAGTTTACTCGGCTGTGCCCCACTACCATTATTAGAAATCCCAATACTTATACGTTCATTGCCAGTCATTACATCAATAGCCTTGCCTATATTCAGTGACTTAGGGAATCCACTGCCATATATCCAAGCAATAACATCCCTTATCTCAAACCCCGCATCTTCTATATTAACAGTCATGCGATGTTGTGTGCGAGTACCACAGGCACAAAGGATATGACCACCTGGTTTTAGCACACGAAACACTTCTTCCCATACTTCTACTTTTGGAACGTCATAATCCCAATGCTTCCCCATAAAAGATATGCCGTAAGGCGGATCAGTAACAACGGAATCAACGCTATTGTCGTCTAATGTTTTTAGGGCAACAAGACAGTCATTATTTATGATGGATATATTATTCATCTATTTTTTAGTTCCGTAAATACAAATAAAATCAAACTCTCCTACTAATTTAGCATCTAGGATATTGATACACTGACTATACCTTTCCACGGCATCCTCTAACTCAGGGAAAAACCTTACGTGTTGTTCATGCTCTTGTTCGTACTCGCAGGGTAGCGAGATAAAAACTACTCGTCCCTTGGGTATCTTGTTAAGCAATTCAAGGTCATTATCTACATGCTCAAGTATCTGATTGAAGCATATAGCATCGTAATCCCCATCACTAATAACGTCTGTATCAAAAGCATCAATCACAAAGATTGCGTTGTTGGGGTTTCGTCTTGTAGCCTCTGCCACGGCAACACTGCTTATGTCAATCCCAATAGAGTAAATCACTCTTTTAGAGGAGTTAAGTCTTTCTATTAAGTGTCCAAAGCCACAACCCACATCAAGGACTATACCCTCTGCTCTCTGTGCAATCCACTCATAGATAGGTTGCCAATCCGTGATGTGATGGTTATAGGTATTACTTGGGTCTTCAAGTATTGCTTGCCAGTCTTTGTTATAGTCGTCTGCGGTAAGGGTCATTTGCTATGCAGTTATAACAGTATCAAAAACATTACCGATAATAACGCAGTCATCAAGAATAATTGAATCTATGTCAGGACGAGAAGGTATTTCCCATCCATATACATCAGAGCAACATCCACAATTAGAGACCATTTTGCTTTCAATAATAAAAGGAGTCCTTTTAAATTGACATTGCATTATATCACCCTCATAAATATCTTTACCGTTCTTGTCGTGGAGTCCGGTGAATTGTTCCACTGATTCGGGATAAACCTCACATGTATTTATTGGTACGGGTAAATTCCAATCTGACATCCCATCAAAAAGAATAAGTGCTTTCGTATTTTGTTTACGTTGTTCTTCGTTGGCAATACAAAGGCTCACCTCTTGATGAAGATGAAAACTGCCATAAACCCATTGGTTGTTATCTATTCGTTTCCCACGAAATTTTATTTCTCTCATCATCGTTTGTTTTTATGAAATTCATATACTTCTTCAAAGCCCCACTTGGCTATCCACGCATCGGTGTTGTAGATATAGTCCGATGTGGTGTAATTCATTTCCCTCGCAAAGTTATGTTTGTTACACCATTCGTCACAGCTTAGGCTAAGGGACTGTACCTCATCTGAGGTTATTGCTTTGATCTTTCCGTTAAGAGATAGCACTCTCTGGTGCATTGAATAATCCATTGAGTTGTCTAGCTTTGGGTCAAAGGGCTGATAGTCTAACTTCTCAAGCATCTCTTTACGGATAAGCCTACCAATGCCTATTGCCTCTCCGTTGCGCTTACTCTTGATGTCATATCCACCCCAATTACCTATCTGTAAATCTCCGTGAATAGTATCGTAGCCTCTCACATGTACCATATTGAAGTCAACCTTACCCACCATATCGTACTCGTTTAAGTACGGAGTTAAGTACTCAAGCCAGTTATTAGAAAGCCAATCAGAACTACCAACAAACAGACAAGCATCGGGATTATACATGCGTGATGCGATGAAAGCGGTGTTCCACTTCGCACCGAGAGGTTTATTCTCATGATAGATGAACGTACCCCCTGCCTTGACGATAGCGTACTCCTCATCGTTGGTATCTGCAACGCAAATTACCCGATAACATCCATTCTTTTCAAGCAATCTCTTGATGGTAAGATGCACGAGGGGTAAACGTCCCCTTACAGGAATACAAGCTACAACTCTCATCATTTTATAATAAAAATGTGTGCTAAACCGTAAATAACTATCGCACCTAAAAGCACAAGAACAAAGTAATCCCAAAGATTCTGAAAGCGGTCTGCTGTTGTTGCCATAACTGATTGATTTAATAAGACAAATGTAAAAAATATAAACGAGACTTCCAAATCTTTTTTGTATATTTGTATGAACGAAAACAGAAAAATATGTCATATAAGATCAACAACACAAAACTTCTTGTCGAGGCTGTACCAGAAGTGGTAAAACAAACCCCAAGCGGTATTTTTATCCCAGAAACAATCCAACATAAAAAATCATCTTTGAAGTCTGTAATTTTGATAGCAGGCAAAGGCACTTCCGAGATTGAGATGATTCATAAAGAGGGAGATACCATTCTGCATAACCCTTACGAGGGGCAGGAGTTTGATTGGGAAAATAAAAAGGTTAAACTGATAGATCAGTCTTCTGTTCTTCTGAACCTAGGTCAGTAGTAGGGGTAGGTTTCACACCCATCTTCTCTGCATAGTCTTTGTTGATAGCGTACATCTGCGCTTCAAGGTTAACTAATTCGTTAACTAACTTAACTGATTTATTAAAGAGTACCTGAAGGTCTTTGTCGGGGTGAGTATTGTCCTTTAAAAGAGTAATACTTTCCTCGGTCAACCCCAATATACGAGGGTTATTGAGTATCTTAGAGTTTCTTAATTGACCAATCCTTTCAATGATTTCCTTGCCTTCCGTACGCCTACCTTGTCTGTTCATTCCTTTTAAAATAAGTATTGTTGTTTATTATTACTAGCAAGTTCTTGCGCTCCTTGCAAGGATTTAAGTTTTTTATTTGTTGTTCTTTTAAAATTAGGCGGATCCAAAACGAAACAAGCTATATGTCTTCCTGTTCCCTTGCCTTCGTTCATGTCTTCTGTTGCCAGCCATTTAACATCTCTTAGGTTTCTTACTTTAGCCCCCGCCTCTATTAACATTAATACCCATTTATCTATTGGGTAAACCATTACAACCCGTTTCCCTTTTTTATTTTCAGCGATACACTTTCTTGCCCATGCCGTTGCACCCTTACGCTTACCATCCGAAGCATCAAGGTATGACCCAAATGGAGGATTAACATAATTAGACTCGCCCCACTCTGCCCTTAGACCATCATAATCATCAGGTTTGGGAAATGGACATGGATCATAATCAAAGTCAAATTCTATATTTAACTGATCGTATAGGGGCGGAGGGGTTAACCAATAATGTTTTCCGTCCTTGCTATTACCATTCTCAAAAGCCATTAATAATCCTTTCTTATTCCAAATTTCTTACAAAGCCAGTTTATATCCCGTGTAAAGAGCAACTTATTTCTTTCTCGGATTTCTAAAACGTAAGGCATATAATACTTAATTAATCTTCTTCCCTCACTTGGGTTTTTCACTCTCAATTCAAGGGCAATAAGCATTGTCATTACCTTATCCATGAGTCTTTGTGCTTCGGCTTTGCGGAGCATGGTGAAGGCGATGAAGAATTTATTCCACCAAAAGTAGTCTCCCCGTCCGTTGTTACTCAAAAGCACCCCATCCTCGGTAACAAACTTATGAAATATATGTAAGGTTTCCATGTCCCTTATAACGTGGCACTCTCCCCCCGACAACCAATACTTTAGGCTTATCCAAGGCTCAAGCCCCCCGAAGTAGTGATGACCGACCATCTTTTTTTCGGGCAATGTATCCCATCCATTTACATGCTGATACCAAGTCTTATTGGTTACATAACACGCCCCATAGATAATAGGTACTTCGATGATAGGTTCTCGTGGTATGCGTTTAATCCACTTGCAATCGAATAGTCCCACGTATGCTTTTGGTTGATTTATCCTTGAAGGAGAATCTTTCGGCAGTTCATCTCCCGTAGCGTAGATAAGAAGTTCTGCTCCATATCTTTTAACACTATCGGGTATTGGGTTAGTGGGATCTAAATAATCCGGTGAACCCTCAAGACAACAACTACAAGCAATGCCTTGGGGATGATTAGTAGCATAGTCAAGTGCTTGATTAAACCAACTACTATTCTTCATCATAACGTCCCCGCCCATAAGGACAATCGTTTCATATTTAGCAAGTGAAACACCCACATCGAAAGCATGTCCCATACCCCGTTGAATAGGTATTTTGATAATACGTAGGTTTGGATAGTCGCTTTCACTGACCATTATCGGTTCGGTACTCGCATCGTCAATGAGAAGTATCTCAAAAGTAGACAGGTCTTGCCCTTTGATTAAATGGTTAAGACAATGATCGAGAAATCTCTCGTTGAAATTAGCAATGATTACTGATATATTTTTCATAATACAAATTCAATGTCGCACATCTGAACAGTTAGATACTGCTTATCTCCGTCAAAAGAGAGATTCCAAATTGATCTTTCGAGGAAAAAAACATTTACGTTAGGGTCTATCGTAACTAAATCCCCCACTTCAAGGTTAGGAATATCTGATCTCTTTGGATTCTGATATAACTTATTGGGTTTACCCACGTACTTAACTATCCCCCGTTTCTTGTCAATGTCTTTGTCGAGTAAATCAAGCTCAGAAATAGCTTCTTTTTGAACAAGTTCAAGGATTGCGTACCCATTGGTACATATCACATCCCATGTTTCCTTACCATCAAACTTACTTATCCAACGGTGTCTTTTTGCTACAAGAATATCCTCGTATTTAATGACTGAATATACATCATCTTCAACAAGTATCTGTGGGCAGTTCTTGAGAGCAAGAGGGTGAGAATAGGCAATGTCGCCCATCTGTGTATCTACATCGCAAGACCAGGACATTGTGTTGTCAATATCTTTCCTGTTAAAATATAATCTATCCACCTGTTTAACTATCTCTCCCCGCACTATCGTTACATCGGCAATGTGAGAAGTATCGCTCTCTCCGTACGTCACATCCTCGTTGAACCCGATAATGATACCTGCCTTAGTCTTGAGTTCTTCTTTCTTTGGCATTAAAAGGTGAACGTAGTTGCTCGGATAACTTACCGTAGCCTCATCGTACTCTTTTCGGGTTAATCGTATTTGTAAATTCTCTGACATGTTTTATTTTGCCTCGTTAAGTTTATAATAAACCTCTGTATCCTCTTTTTTCGGGATAGTAATAAGACCTTCTCCTTCAAGATGAACGTAGAACTCTCCAAGGTCTTTAAGATACTCAATTCGTGTAACCTTGAAAGCCTTGTTCTCTACTGTCATGCGTGTACCGATGAACACCGATACCCCAACCCTGCCATAGACTACCTCACCACTCGCATTGATAGTTGAACGGGGGTGAGAATACCATATGCCGACTATTGAGTAACTTTCCATAGATCATTCAGTAAAATCATATACTCCAATTTTATATCCATTCTTTTCTGATTGTTTTAAATAATCCAGAATGAAATTTAAATGTTTTTCTTTTGTATCAAGAACGTCTCCCACATTATTGACACTAAATAGACCAGTTACTTCATTAACACTAATTAGTTTATGAATCTGTGAATGAATTCGCTTGTCTAAAATAAAAAAATCTTCAAGTAAATGATAATTCCAATGATGTATTTCTTCACTTGATAATATTTTTATTTTTTGGGACATCTTTTTTCTTAACCCCTGATAAGCAGTTCCAACCCAAAATAACGTTTTTTTTCTTTCATTCCACGGGCTATTAAGATAACCTAATCTGTGATATTTTTCTCTTCCCCTTTCACGTTCCTGTTCCATCCAGTCTTCATCTTGTGATTTTATAAGATAATTTTGTTTTACATCTTTTTTATTACACTCTTTACATTTATTAAGATGTCCATCACCCATTTGTGGGTGTTTATAAAACTCACTTAATTCCTTTTCAACCTTACATTTAAAACAAACCTTTCTCATTGTGTTAATTTTATGTAAAGATAATGAAATAAATTAAAATGGAAATTAGAATGGATAAAAGCTCATTAATGAACCAAGTCCAATGAGAATGGTGATAATAAATGGTAAGTCATCAAGGTTTTCGTCAGCCGAACTTGTAGGAATATCACTCATTTTTTGGTCGGGAGTAACAAATACCTTATCTCTGTTTACGTGCCTTCTATTTATGTCCGAGAAGGATATTCTCGTGGCTTTAAGTTCCAAACCATAGTCTTTCCCCGAACCATCCCTCTTAGCGTACTCGTGACCATCCAATTTAAAGTCAATGGTTATCTCGTCTTTAATCTCAAACTCCGCAGGGTCAAATCCTTTCGGGAGAAGAAACTTAACCAAGTTGTACTTTATGGTTGATCTTTCCTTACCTGTTTTGTCATCGTTCCAACGTGTAGGGGTAGGAATATCAAGTATGTAGTATAAAAAACTTCCGCTTGTTCCTTTGGCCTCACTTGTCCATTTACGGATAGGCTTATCGTAAAGTGTCCCTGAAATAGTAAATTCATTAACTCTCTCTGCCATCGTTATCTATGTTTTGTTTATTTGATTCTATGATTAAATTGTCCGCTACCTTAAGAAAAGTTTGCTCGGTAAAGTGCTTATCTCCTGTCTTTTCAAGGAGTTCAAATGCCATCTTATTTTGATCTTTTACTACGTCTAAATATAGCAGTACCGCTAAGTGTTTTCTATCACACTTGGATTCTCTGAGTAAATAGCGGTGGTATGCTGTTAATTCCATTTAGCAAATATAAATAACTATTATCACTTATGCAAACTTTTTCCTGTAAAAATAAAAACTTTATTATTTTTTCCCATTAGTATTAAGCCTAGGTTTTAAATAACGAATAAGCTCTTTTTCAAGAGAAACATAATTATCTGTTAAGTAATAAACAAAAGTAAAGGATATATCATTATTTCTATGTGCAAAAATATACTTAGTTAGCTTATGCTTGGTTACATATATTCTATGCGCAATATTTTTAGATGACCCAACATAAATAACTGAAGCAACTTCTTTTATTTGGTCAATTTCAATACAAAAATAAACTCCGCTTTCATTGGGTAATCCTAATCCTGCACTTGAATCCAATTTAATATTAAATTTATTTTGAATATCAGGATAGAATTGTTTATAAAAATCTCTTAAAAATATTAGCATGTGTTTTTAGTTTTGTTGTTCATCGAGATACACATCATCAAAGTTATCCTTATCCTTATCTTGATAATTATCCTTATCTTTTTCTAGGACTTTATCTTTATCCTTATCTTTATCTTTATCTTTAGGGTCTTCCAAGGGGCTATCAAGGGGCTTATATAGGGTCTTCCAAAGGTTATGTTTTTTTAACAGTTTAACATACGAAAGTCCCGCCTTATCAGCAGTATGTTCGCTAAGACCTCCATATTGAAAATCACAAAAGTCCGTTACCCATAGTTTTACAGGAGAAATTCTTTGTACTCTTGATTCTAGTTTTTGAATAATAGAGTCAGAATCAAGGGTGACTCTCATTACAAAAGAAGCTAATTCCCAGTCTTCTTCCCAAACACCCACATTATCACAAGTGCCAATGAGATAAAACCAAAATAACTTTGTAGTTGGGTCTAATTCTCTAAACCATTTGTTCTGTGTCCAAATCTCTGATTTGAAATACCTTTTACCTGCCATTTGTAGCTCTTTATTAAATTATAACCCCCACAAAATAAGAAATCCACTAAGGAGAGAGCTACCAGACCTTTTGTGGAATTTATTACCTGTGGGGGCGTTTAGTGTTAATTCTGTTTGATTTGCCATGTGTAGCTCTTTACTTAATGCAAATATACGTAAAATTTATTTAATCAATTTTGAAAGGCAAATATAGAATAAGAAAACAACAATTCCAAATATTGCATGAGTTTTCTGAAAATTTCATGCAGGGGAAAGTTTAAATCATCTTTTCAAGGAAAATATTTGCGTATTAATTTTATTAGTTTTATCTTTGTATTTCAAACAAGAGTTCATTGAATAAAAATACTGCGTAGATAGCGAGGTGTATGTGGAATAAAACCCCATCCCTCGTTACGCTACGAAGATACAGCAACTGATGATGGTATCCTTGGGTAATTGCAATATCCCTTGTGAAGTCGGGTTGCGGAAGAGGTTTGTCTTGGTGTACCTTTCCTGATCGCTGTGCACCCTTGGTTTGCCGAGGTTGATAGGGATAAAACGCTGAGGACGGAAGTTCATTGAAACAAAGATATGCGCAGTAGAGAAGTGGTTATCTCGCAAGGCTCATAACCTTGAAATCGTAGGTTCGACTCCTACCTGTCGCTACAAGGCCGTGATGGCTACGCAGACAATAGGTCTGCACAAGGGGGCATGGTTACGATAGCAAAGAAGTATAACGAAAGTATAACCATTCAGCTTGAGAACCTAAACCCCCTAACGTGAGAATACTTAACACAACATATAGAACAATGACTATGATTAGAGTACAAAACCGAGTAGCGGTAATCATCAAAAATATGGGGGTAGCATGGACGCTTAAATTTCTTGATAATAAAGAGATCGTTAAGTGCTTTTACCACGGAGAAGAAGAATGGGAAATATTTATACCTGAAAAACAATATAACGCATGATAAAAATAGAGCAAAGCCACGAAAGTACTTCTTACTGGAAACAAGACGGACTATACGACAAGAAAACAAAAGACACACGTAAATTTAAACTCTTTGGTCTTACACTTTGGTCAAGCAGTTATGATTTTGACTGCGACCTTGTAAAAGAGAAAGACATAGAGGGTGGAACAAAAGTAGGGTTTCAATCAACTAAATAAGATATTTTTCATTTCGAGTAGTTGTATGGAGATGGGTCTCCATGCGGGACGTAGCGAGTTGTTTTTAGAGATTTTTACAACTCTTAAAAGTTCATAGACGCACACTGCTTTCTATACGTCTAAGTAGTGAAATATGTGGCACTCCTACTAAAAAGAGAATCCGAGAGGGTAAACACATGACAGCAAATCGAAACAACAAAAAAGCCCCTTAATCGGGGCTTTCCTTTTTATCTCGCAGCAGGCATCATAATTCCCGACTTACATTTCAGGGGTGTATCAACCTTACGGGATCTACATATTGAACCACAATCTTTGCACCGGAAAGCTAAATATCTATTCACGGACGTAGAGTAATGTCCACACTCATCAATATTAGTTGAACCACAAGTAGGACACGTAGGCTCGATAGACTCCTGGTATATCGCCATATTAGGATGAGATACGATGAAAGGGCGAACCTCGCAATAGTAATCTTCAAGGATAACTACATCAACCTTATTGTATTTCTGCATATAGAGAAGGGACTTACTATCTCCGTTCATACACTTAATCCATAGGTCAAAGTCTGTCTTTAATTTACCATTACCACTTGTAAGGGATGCGAGGTAGTCTAGTTTGTTTGATGCGTTTCTGAATCGTTTACGTGCAACCTCGTAGGTATCTATAACCTGATAAGGACTAGGCGGTGCTATCTTATTTCTTACGCACCGAGTATTGAAATAAGGAATATCAAATTTTTTCCCATTATGTGCGATTATCACATCGGCGGAGTTAATCCAATGCCAGAGACTTTGTATGATACGCTTATCGTCTTTGTTGATTGCCTCTTCAGGGGTAAGCACATCAGTCATTATCTTAGAGTCGAATAACCACTTAGCACTCCAACAAAGGAGAAATGATTCACCCTGTAAGGCATTGTGAGGCACAAACTGTTTGTTAGTTCCCCATACAAAAGCGGGGATAGGACTTGTCTCTAGGTCAAATAGTAAGACCTTGGGTTGTTTCGTTTCCCAGAACTTTCTCTTCCTTTCGTATCGTCTTAATGTTTCGGCAGTAATGCCATAGTGTGCGAGTGTTTCAGTCTCACCATTCTCATTAAGGTAGGTGAGTACCTGTTCTACGTGTGCTATTGTAGCATTACTCATTATTTACTTGTTTGGTTAGTATTACTGCGTTTACGTTGTTGTTCTTTTTGCCAAGCATCGAAAGTAGTTACTGAACCGTCTTTACATGCTACAAGATCGTCAAGATAAGTAACCCATAGATTGAACTCATCATTTAGGTTCTTCTCTTTCTTCTTCTTCCACCAAGAGAAGTCCTCTCCCCTGCGTACCCATGCTCGTTCATAGATTACACTTGCAAATTCCGTGAGAGTATTGACATAAATCTCTTTTGTAGGATTCTGTCTATGTAAGACATCCGCAACTGAGTATATATATGCGGTAGGTAGTTTATATTCTCTATTTTCTCTCCTGCGAGTGAAACATTTATTGACAGCCCTCACAAAGCTATCCTTGCTCTTTTTTCCCATATCTAATTGATTTAGTTGCACAAATGTAATAAAGATATATGAGATAACCAAAGAAAGATAAAACTATTTTGTGAAAAACATTTACTTCTTATGAAAATAATTTAAAATATATTTGTTTATATGAAAAACGTTTAATATCTTTGTTACGTAAAACTATATTCATGGAAGAAAATATATCGGTAGTCACAGTAGAGATGGATGCGTGGGAGTGGTTCTGTGCTGTAATCCAAAAAGGTAATAAGATACTTGAAAAGGTTAAAGACCACAAATCATTAACAGAGGAAGACTATGCGTGGCTTAAACTTTTTTACCGAGCATGGGATAACGGAGAGATACCGTTATATCGTCAGCAAATGGAAGGGAAAACTGACAATTCGACACAAACTGATATTTTTGGTCAACTTTTAACAGACGAAACTACCGAAGATGGTGACGGCACGGATATTGACAATACTGTTCTTGAACCAATAAATGAACAGAAAAATGAGTAGAAGATTTTACGTAGGCGAGACATCATCCATGATAAACGACATGTTTTATGGCCTTGATGTGTTATCATCAACATTCCCATTCTCCTTTAAAGGACAGGTAGTATCCTCCGAGGATTATGATCTTGTGCCTAAAAAATCATACATTGAGAAGCAGTTAAAAGAGAAAGAACAGGCATTACAAGAGTTCAAAGAAAGACAGAAGAACCATAAGCGTTGGGCAGACGAGCAGGAGAAAGCACTTGGGATTGAGATAGACCAACTAAAGCAAAAACTTACTCCTTAAAGGAAACAAGGGATTCGAGAGCAGAAAGTGACGAAAGGGAAACGTGTGAGCAAAGAGAGGTGGAATACAATCTTCCTCTCTTTTTTTATGTCTAAGTTCAAGTTAAAAATAATGCGTAACTTCGCAGTCTAAAGTAATTTCATTTTTTTATTTATAAACTTAATACAATAAGTAAAGATGCTCCTTAAGGCAGTAAGCAAAGTTTGGACTGGGGCGCACAACGAAAAGTTGCGCATAACAGATTCAACAAATGGAACGACATTCCTATTTAACGGAAGTCACATCAATGGTTTAATAGTAAGAGCAAGCACCAAGTCCTCGTTTATGTATCAGGATAACGTGCATGACTTCAGGGCAAAATGCTCATATGTGGAAACTGAGTCAACTAAAGCTGCTGTTAAAGCTGCTGCTGATTTGACTTTCCAATCTACATTTGTAGCCCTACTCGTATATCCGAACAACGACAGTACAGCAACTCCGGTATCAACAGAAATCAACTGCGAAAGCATTGCCTATGTTTACAAGGATGCTACTGCCCCTGCAACTAAGTCGTGGGTAGTTTACTACGAAGGTTCAAAACGTAGAGAGGTAAAAGTCGCTTACAGTATCAATCAGATATTGTCATTAGCTGATGATTCAAATTTGACCACGGTGTAAACTCATTGATTTACAGTTAGTTAGTCTTTCATCATTAAATTCCGTTATCTCTTGTTGATGACGGAATTTTTTATTATATTTGCATACTAACTAAAATTAAAAGAAGATGAAAGATTATGCAGGTGTTCAAGTAAAGGGCAGTAAATATATTGTCCAGTTTAGAGTTAAAAATAAGTGTGTTTGTGGAGGAACTTACAATACTCCCGAAGAAGCTCACGCTGTTTATCTAAAGATGACAGAAGACCGAAATAAAGAGTATATTCGTCCTGTAGATTTTATAGAGGGCGAAGAGTGGAGAGAGGTGGCGGGATATGATGGTCGTTATTGGGTAAGCAATCTTGGACGTATAAAAAACATGAATCAGCGTCATACTGGGTTAGAATCACTAATGCCTCCACATCGGAATAAAGATGGATATTATACAATTCATCTTAGACCCAAAAACCATAAGTTAGCTGTTTTAATTTGGGTTACTTTTAATGGAGAATATGACAGGAAAAAAAATCAGGTTAATCATAAAGATTTAGATAAGTCTAATAACCGATTAGATAATCTTGAATGTATTTATGTTCGAGAGAACCAATGCCATTCACAGCAAAAGATACACAATAAGACAATGATGGGTTGTTACTTTGACAATAATAAAAGGAAATGGATTGCTTTAATTTCTGAAGGGGGAAAGCAACGGTATTTAGGGGCATTTTCAACACAAGAGGAGGGTCATGATCGTTACTTACAGGAGGTTGAGAAGATTGGAGAAACTAATAAGTACTCATTCAAATAATCGGCAGCAGACTCAATTTAGTGCCAATAATTTGTCACGTTTTTGACCGTAAAAACGTGACATTTGTATTTATACTATCTTTGTGGTGAACGAAACGAAAGGAACATGATTTCATTAAAGGACATTGATTCATCTAAACTATTACTACAAATATGTAGTACCTGTAAGGAGGAACTTCCTATTGATCTTTTTACTCTTAGAAAAAATAAAAAAGGTGACCATTATGTAGGAACTGTATGTAAAAAATGTACTTCCTTATATAAAAAGCAGTATGCACTTAAACATCAAAGTGAAATTAGTGAATATAAGTCATCGTGGTATCTTAGGGAAAGGGATAGGTATCTAATAAAATTTAAGGAGCGATATTCTAATAATATAGTAGATGAAAGACAAAAACATAAAATTTATAGAGACTCCCATAAAGAAGAAAGTGCTTTATTGATGAAAGCGTACTATGATGCGAATAAAGATGAGTTAAAGGAGAAAAATAAAATATATTATGTTGAAAATAAAGAGAGTATTTTAAATCAGAAAAAGGAATATATTCAATCTAATTTAAGTGCACAGATAGGACATAATCTTCGAGGTAGAATATGGTCTGCCTTAAAGGGCGGGCATAAGGGGGATCGTCTTTTTGGGTTAATGGGATGTTCATTTGATTTTTTTAAACAATATATGGAAAATTTATTTAAAGATAATATGAGCTGGAATAATTATGGAAAAAATGGATGGCACATAGACCATATACGACCATGCGCTTCTTTCAATCTTACCGACCCCGAAGAACAAAAGAAATGTTTTCATTATACCAATCTACAACCAATGTGGTCTTCTGAAAATATCTCTAAGGGAAGTCGATATAATGGAATTATTCACAGATTAAAAAAATAATAAAATGGCTATTCTTAATGAATTAAATACATCAAAAATGTCTTTTGATATTCACTCAAAAACACTATATGATGACATCCTTAAAAAGATTCCAGAATTTGATGTATATAATGGTAAAATAGATGTTATTAAGGTAAGCAGGTACATAATGCTTATGTACGATATGAACTCTCCCATGCGTTCAGAGAAGCCCGACCTCTTTCAGCGTAAATACACCGTTGCTATGTATGTGGGGATGCCAAAGAGCAAGAGCAAGTTCACGGGAGAGGTAGAGGCTATTATCTTAGGGGAGAATATGGAAGTAAATACCATGACGCTTGCCTATATATCTCAGTATGGATTACCTGCTTACACAGCCCTACTCGCATACACAGCATTGCTATCCTTTGAAACGATGAAAGTCTTTGGGGGAAAACAAACAAAGGATAGTCCTAAGTTAATTGACTATGCCGAAGAAAGGATAAGACACCTAACGAGAGAAGTGTTTAAGTCGGGCGATTATGATGAAAATACCCTTCTTAGACAACTTCTTTATGAAAAGATTGATAAAGAAAGACTAAGGCTTAGACCGGAGCAAATAATCGCAGATTTAGAAAAGATGGGTGCGCTCGATCCAAGTTTCTGCCCTTATGGTGAGGAGAACGCAGTAAGAACGGCAGTGAATGAAATGTTCTTTATAGGAGATAAATAACCTATGAAAGTAAGCGAAGATATTCTCAGTCGGTATAAACAAGCAGATACATCATTTTTAATCAATGACCTTGATAAAGACAGGCGAACAATCCGCATATCACTACCAGAACCACCACCAATAGAACTGATTGATGGGTATGGAGAATTGCCCGAAAACCAAGTATTCAAAAGGAAAGAGACACCACATAGACTTAAACTACTTGAAAACGAAATCTTAAAGGAACTTCAAGACCGAAAGAAGGGTAACTATCAAGAGACTATCACGGGCTATAAGTTGATTGAGATGTTTTGGGAGAGGCTTGAGGAAAGAGCAGGGGAACTTGAAGATGAGATTGAATTTATAAAAAAGTTGTGGTGGTGGAGGACATACGGATACTGGTTCTTTAATGATGGGAAGCCCACCTACATAACAGGCAGACATTTCATGTTTCTCACGTTCTTTTACATGCCTGACGTTAAAGATAACAACGGATACCCTGAGTATAGGGATAGACACCGTAGAGAGTTCTTATTCAGGGATTATCTACGAAAAACACATCATACCTTTGCGAAACGAGATGAGAAGGGATGGGCTGTGACTAACGATGATGGTACGTATGAAATGACCGATATGAGGATGCGGTTGTTCTATGGCGTGGCACACCCAAAGAGTAGGCGTAATGGATCTACAATCATGTCGCTGAGTAATATGGTAGAGGGAGCAGAGACGGGTTTCGGAAAGTACTCTACTATTGTTTCTAAGGACGGTTCATCTACTGAAGAAGCATATAAACTAAAGTTACTCCCCGCATGGAACGACAGACCTCTTTACATACGACCTATTTGGGATGGCAGTTTTAGACCTGAAACAATAAAGTACATTCCCCCAAAGAATAGTCTTGGCATAGAATCGTTGATGAGTATTGTGGACTATACCGAGAGTGCAGGTACATTCAAAAAAGACGGTAATAAACTCAATGGGGATATTACTATAGACGAACCAGGTAAAACACAAAATATCAGCGTTTTAGAAAGACATGATGTTTATAAGAACGCAGCAGCACTTGGAGATGGAACGGTAATACTTGGGTTCTTTGATTACATATCCACGGTAGAGGAAATCAATGCAGCAGGAACGGCTTTCTTAGATTTACTTGACTTATCGGACTTCTATCAAAGGGGTAGTAACGGGCAGACCTCATCAGGGCTTGCGGTAATGATGTTTCCTTCTTATGATGGTCAGGAAGGATTCATTGATAAGTTTGGGGCAAGTGTGATACACGAACCCACGGAGAGACAAAAACAACTACGTCCCGATGCTCAGTTTGCACTACTCAATCAGGGTGCGTTCCAATATCAGCAAGAGAAAAGAGATGACTTCTTAAAGAAAGGTACTCCCGCAGCAATGCAGTCTTATAGGGCGTATGTAAAAAAATATCCTTGGTGCTCAAGTGAACTTAGTATAGGCACAAGTGGCGACATAGGTTTCAATTACGAGGTACTTGACAAACGTATAGCTGAACTACGAAAACTCAAATCACTAAACAGACAAGAGGTAAAGATAGGTAACTTTTACAGGCAAAAAGATTCTCAGGGACAAGACGACCCCGATGGCAGGGTATTTTGGAGAACAGAGGATAACGGTAAGTTTGAAATGAGTTATGAGCCACCACCATCCTTAACCAACCTACGGACAAGGACTATGGGTTATGATGTGAATAAAGGGAAGGTAGTACCGCAATGGCGACCTGTATATATGACTAAATTTACTTTAGGGGCGGACAGTGTTGAATATGCCACGCAAAGAAAAGATACAGGCAGTAGTAGTAGGCAGTCAGATCCTGCAATGTGTATTTTAAGGGAACATGATGCCACCCTTAATCAAGGGCAAGACCCTACCGATTGGATTACTCCTGACATAGTATTATTTTATAGATACAGACCTGCATCTCTTGGGGAATACATGGAAGACTGTATAATGGCAATGGAGTTTTATGGAGCAGCGATATTCCCCGAAAGAAACAAGACACGACTCTTAGAATATGTTGTTGAGCGTGGTCGTATGGGCTACTTCAAATATTTAATAAACCCGATTACAGGAAGACAAGAGGCAGAACCTGGGTATTGGGCGAGCAACGAAAGTAAGCAAGACGGACTTGGCTATGCAAAGGATTGGATAGAGTTCCATGCTCATAAATGCAAACATCTTCGTTTACTGGAAGAAATGCGAAACATACAGAGTATAGACCAACTTACAAAATTTGATGGATTAGCATCATTTCTTGCCTGTATGATAGGTTCAAAAAGTCCATACGGTCAAATTGCAGATCGCCAAAGCACATCAAAGATTGATTTAAGTGGTGTGAATTGGCTGAGATAAAATAATTTAATATTTATTTGGAATTGTCACTTACGTCATTTATCTTTGAAGAAAAAATCCTATGACAATACAAGAGATAGAACCGTATATAATTTATAAAGTAATTGCGGGTAGTAAGGCGTATGGATTAGACTTACCCACATCCGATACCGATATTAGAGGAATCTTTATGCTCCCTAATGAATATCTTTTAGGGAATATCAAGTGCGAACAAGTTAACGATACCACAAATGATATTGTATATTATGAACTTAATCGGTTTATTCATTTATTAAAAGAGAATAACCCTAATATTATAGAAAATCTATTTGTTCCATCAGATAAAATTCTATTTAATAGCCATAAGATGGACATTCTTTATAATGCAAAAGAAAAGTTTCTAACTACTAAATGTCGCAATACATTTGGGGGTTATTCAATATCACAGATTAAAAAGGCGAGAGGACTTAATAAAAAGATTGTAAATCCGGTAGATAAAGAGAAGAAAAGTCCAATAGATTTCTGTTATATCTTTGAGAAAGAAGATGGTTATACCATGCTCGCAAAACAATGGTTAAAAAAACACGGGAAAAAACAAGAGTTTATTGGATTATCTGAATTACCAAACGGAGAACAGATATATAAGGTCTATTATGACTTTCTCGCTGAAACTAAAAACGATAATCCCCGCTATGGGAATATCGAAACACATGGATTTAGGGGTATCGTTGCCGATGACGGACATCAGTTAAGACACAGTGAGATACCTAAAGGGCACATGCTTGAGGGTTTTTTATATTACAATCTTAATGGATATTCTCAGTACTGTAAAGAGTATAAGGAGTATTGGGATTGGGTTGGTAAAAGAAATCCCATAAGATATAATGATAATGCCAAACACGGGAAAGGGTATGATGGAAAGAATCTTATGCACTGCTTACGTATGCTTGATATAGCTATTGAAGTTGCACAAGGGAAAGGGGTTAATTTAGTTAGACCTAATAGAGAGTGGCTTTTAAGTGTAAGGCGTGGCGAAGCATCTTATGAAGAGATAATGGGATTAATTGAATCAAAGAGGGAGATAATGGATAGTGCTTTTGCCGAATCCACGCTCCCATCCCATGTAGATGAAAAATTTGTTTTTAAACTTCTAAATGACATGCGAAAAAATAATTAAGATTAAACCTCAGAAATGAGGTTTTTTTATTTATGCCTATCTTTGTGAAAATATATCAAGGGCGATATGATTCAAAGCAATAAGTACGCAACGGGTGAATTTAATCCACCTTCACGTGAAATTGATCCGTTAAAAAAGAATGATGATTACTTTCGTGCGTGGAGTGAATACATCTTCTCTTTATGGTCTAAAAGCGAAACCGCTTGGGGTTACGACCAAATGGATTACTTCACAACCATGCGTCAATATGCTGACGGGAAACAGGACTCGAATCAATATCGTCCACACGTGATTCAAGCAACTGATGAGGATGACGACACATCGGTAACATCAATCTTCGACAACAACAACTTCACAAGACAGGCAAAACGTACAGGTTACGACAATGTGATATGGCAGAACCTGTCTCCAAGCGTGAAGATCATGTCGAGCCTTCACGGAATGTTAGATAAGTTCGACTTTGACATTTACGCTGACATGATTGATGCCGACAGTAAAGGGTTGGTGGAGTTCATCAAGTATAAGAAGTTTCACGAGGCAAAGGACTTTAAATTTCAATCAGAATATAAGGCTAAAGCGGGTATTCCCTTTGACCAAGAGGTTACATTTCCAAAGACCAAAGAAGAACTTGAATCTTTCGAGGCGAGAGAAGGCTTTAAACTGAATATAGCAAAGAGTATGCAGAAGCTCTTACGCTACTCATTCCATTTAAGTCAGTGGGATAGTAATGTAAGAAAGAAGGTACTTGATGATTTTATCTCAGTAGGCTATGGAGCAACAAGAGATTATTTCGATAGTGAAGATAACAAGTTCAAAGTAAAATGGAATGATCCCGCAAGAGTAGTTATTCAATTCTCTCATGAGTATGACTATAATGATGCTGAGTATGCAGGGTACTTTACCGAGTGGACAATATCTAACATAAGGTCTAAACGACCCGACATCCCCGAAGAAGAACTACTTAAACTTGCTAAAGCTAATACAGGCAGATGGAACAACCCTAAGAGATGGGCAGATAGATATAGTAAACTCGATGGCAAGACAGGTGCATACGGCTACGATAACTTTGATGTGTGTGTCTTCGAGGCATTGTTCTTAGATACCGATTTCTATAAGAGAAAATACTACAAAGATCAGTGGGGCAAGGATAGAATAAGAGATACCGCTTATAATAAAGAGTTATCCGCAGATAGCATACGCAGAGGTAGTAAGGTTGTTAAGGGCGGAACAAGAAACTGGAAGCAGTGCTTTTGGATTGTCGATACTGACTATGTGTTCGATTGCGGGTTAGTAACCATGAGTCCACGACCAAACGGGACTAAGCCTAAGTGCCCAATTCACGTAGAACAGTTACTTCAGACATCAATCATTTATAGGTTACGTCCGATACTCGATCAGATAGCTATCACATGGCTTAGATTCCAAAACTCTATGGCTAACATGGTAGAGAGGGGCTATGCAGTGAACATGGGTAAGCTGATGGGGATTGTCCTTAACGGAAAAGAGTTAGATCCCGCAAGTGTAATAAACCTATGGAAGCGTAAAGGTCTATTGCCTTATATGGACTCTATGACGGGTCAGTACCAGGGGGGCGCAGCTATCCCCGTGACACCTATTGACGGTGGACTCGGACAGAGGGTAATGGAAACACAGACAGTGTTCGATATGCTCTATGCAAAGATTGAGTCCGAGATAGGGCTTAACCCATTATCTTTAGGAAGTACTCCTAATCCTAATGCACCTGTGGCAACATCAGAGGCAGCGTTGAGAGCAACATCAAACGTACTTAAACCGATAATGGATTCACTCTTTGAACTTAAAGAGAGTATTGCCGAAAGCATGGCGTTAAGGATTCAGATTGGGTTGAGAGTCAATGAAGATATTAGACAAGCATACGCAGGGGTCATCACCCCAACCGATATAAGGGCAATGGTCATGGCAGAGAGTTCATCGGTGCAGTATGGTATTATGCTCAAATCAAGACCTGACGAACAGCAGAGAGCAGACATCAAGCGTTACATGGAGCTTGGAATACAGGCAGGACTTATTACACCACCCGATGCAATGTACTTCTCGGAAAGGCTGATCTCAGGTTCAGACTTAATTGAGATACGTCAGGAGATAGCCTACTCAATACAGAAAGAGTACGAAAGAAAGCAGAAAGAACAACAGGCTAACATCGACAGACAGAATCAAGGCTTGATGGCTATGGAACAGCAGAAAGCACAGAATACACAACAGCAGACCATGATGGACACACAGGTTGACATGGCGAAGAAGAAAGCCGATATTGACGGGAAAGCATACCTGATGAAACTCGAACAGAATTATAATCTACTTAATCAGACCTTACAGGATATGATGGTAGAGGATGGATTAGCACAACCAAACGTACCTAAGTAAAAAAATACATATAAGATATGGCATCAGCTAAAGACAGGTGGGCAATCCTAAATAACATAATCGCTAAAGCAGGGGGCATAGAAAACGTGAACCTGCATAGTGAACTTGCAAAAAGCGAGGCAGTACTTAACATGCACAAGGCAAATACCGATATGAGTGCCTTGCAGAGTTCAACTCCCCCACTAAGTTCCACACCAACTCCCCCACAATCGCAAAATTCACTCGGAGATACTGCAAATCCATTGTCAACTCAACCGATGTCTCCTGAGATGGGACAAAGTACCAACGGACAACCACCAATGTAAAAACAAGCTGTTTTCATTATAAATTCTACGATATAGGTACTCACACTACTTATATCGTATTTTTTTTTGATGAAATATTTGGAAATGTCAAATGGGTGATTTATCTTTGCTGCATGAAAAAATCAAAACTTAAAAAAGAGAATCAATATTTAAGGGATACAATTAGTGTTCTCCGTAAAGAAATAGATACTCTCTGTGGAGATGATGAATACGCCAAAAGCGTTATTAAACTTGAAAGGCAGATTAACCAAGACCTTGCTGATGCGCTATGGTCGGTTGCTTTCTCTCATGGGCGATACTAAAGCGATTTAAAAAATAATACTTATCTTTGTTACGTTAAAAGAATAACGTGGCAAGATTCCAAAGACATAATTCAAAAGTACTGAACCTCGTAGATGGTTGTAGAACTTCCGCTTTCCACGGTATTCTTTTAACCAACCTAATACGGGGTTCTTCTATAACTTATCTTGACTCCCTGCTGATTATATCGAGCAAAATTGAAGACGTACTATTTGTAGCAGGGGGAATAAAAATAATCTGTGCAACGTCCGACAGCCTGACGACATAGTGGGTAATCTCCTTTAAAGGATAAAACAATCCCCCCCAATTAAACTATTGGATTAAACTAACAAGTAGAGTGCAAAGATGCAAAGTGGGTAAGATTACCCTATAAAGGCTCTTATACCCTTGACTGAACGACACCTGAAAATGGGTATCGTTTTTTTTATGTACCTTTGCAAAAGGAAACTTAACGAAAAGAACAGAAATATGGCAGGACTTGGAGATATTTTAGGCAAGGGAACGGCAACGCCCCCTGTAGAACCAACAGAACCGACAACACCGGTTACTCCCGCAGGTGAACCAACAACACCAACGACACCTCCGGTAGAACCGAAAAAAGATACAACTCATCCACCCGCAACGACAACATCGTGGGTTGATGAGATTAACAAGGCGTACAAAACAGAGTTTAAGACTCCCGAAGATTTTGGTAAGTACTTTGAAAGATCAAAGAAGGTCGATGAGTATGAAAGTAAATCTAAGGAGTTTGAGACAAAAGAAAAGCAGTATAAAGAGCAAGTTGAAACCTTGCAGAGTTCATTGAATCCATTGAGCTATTTTTCAACACCAGAGGCTTACGTAGCCGAGCAGCTAAGAAGGCAATACCCCGATAAGAGTCCTTCTGTATTACAGGAGATTGTAATCAGAGACACAAAAGGAGTAGCCGACATAGAAGTGCTTGTAAAAAACAAACTACTTGAGACTCCTGACCTCATAGGCGGGGAAGCGGGAGCGAGAGAATTAGTTTACAGCGAACTTGGTATAGACGGGGACACTTTAGAGACAGAGTGGACAAACCTGACTAAGAACAAGATCAAAACACAAGCCAAAGATATACGTAAGTCGTGGGATGAACTTAAATCTAAAGTCGAGTTACCGAAGGTACAGACCGCAGAGGAGATTGCCCTTTCACGGACAAACGCACTTCAAGCAAAACTTGAATCAGCAAAACCCCTGATAGAGCAGTATTCAAAGTTCGATCACTTTACAGAAGAAATTGAAGACGGTAAAACATTCGATTTTATAGTGCCGGATGAGTATAAACAATCACTACCTGAAATGATAAAGGCAGCGATTGAGGCAGGGATAGAACCAACCGCAGAGAACATGGCTGTACTCCATGAGCAGAAAGAGGCTTTACTCCTTCGTAGGAACTTCAAGCAGATATATAAAAGTATCGAGGCTGATGTCGAGACGAGGTTGAAAGCTGAAGAAGATAAACGAAACGGTAACATTCCACCCGCTAATACTACAAAGGCTACGGAGTCAGAGTTAGAACGTCAGAAATTCAGTAAAGAACATGGTATTGGAAAATTGCTTGACAAAAAATAAATATAATTTGTTAAACAATTTTAATATAAAATAAGATGTCACTTTCCAATCAGGCAATTACAAACAACACCTTTCAGGGATCTCACGATTCCGCATGGGCGAGTCTTTATAGTCTCGTCAATCTTCCACAGGTATATCCTAATCTCGTACAGCGTTACGGTGCAGGATTTTCCAGAGAATTTTTCGAGTTCCTTACCATCGCAGGACAGGTAGGTACTTGTAAAGCACAGACAGAAACAACTTTTGAGAAGGGTTCTCCTGAAAAGGCAATTACTCTTTCCGCAGCTATCACAGTTGTTGGCGCAGGCGCAACAATCGCTGTATCAATCAACGAGTGGAACGGTGCAGGTCAGTCTTACCTTTCAATAGGACAGAAGATACTTATCCCACCTGCCTATATCACAAAGAGTGGTGTAAAACCCGTAGTAGGTCACTGGTATCAGGTAACTTCAATGGGCGCAGTTCAAGCACCGGAAGCTAACACTGTATTCACATGTACCCCTCTTGATGCACTGACAGTTCTCGCAGTACAAGTTCCATCGGGAACAAGTCTGATGGTAACAGGAGGTAACTTTGCTCCTGGTTCACTTGGCGCAAAACCTAAAACAAGCGGATGGTACTCACGTACATTCACAACTGCTATCAAACGTGCTGCTTTCGCTATCGAGGGTTCACAGCAGTCCACAGAGAGATACACCGACCACCTTATAGGAGGAAGTCAGGGTGTATTCAGTGAGGCTTCAATTCAGGGTGAGTTCGATCTCGATCAGTCAATAAATTACGAAATCCTTCTTGGTGGAGTAGCAAACAACCTGACCATGACTAACGAGGATAGTGTTGCTAACTCAGTACGTGGTACACTCGGATTCCTTCCACAGCTTGAATCAAGAGCTTGCAGACAGTATTACACATCTGCTTATAGCGTTCCTGATGTTGATGATATCAAAAAAGCATGGATTTCACAGGGTGTTACCGAAACCAATGGTACACTGATTGCGGGGAATGATTTCCTTCAGGGATTAGAGAACAACGCTCTTGACTTCATTAAAGAGTTCTCAGGTGGAACAGACCTTATGACAGCAATGAACGAGATGAAAGTTGACTTCAAAGTGCTGAAAAAAGGACTCATCACACTGACACTTCACGAGATGAAATCTTTCACCAACCCTAACACCCTTGGTAACTACGACTTCGGCAAGTACGCAGTTGTATTCCCAAGCACACAGGTAACAGTGAGAGAAGGTGCAGGTGCAACCGAGATTAAGATTCCAAACGTAAGGCTCGCCTATAAGAACTATAATGGTGAAGACAGAACACGTTGCTTCGGGACTATCAACGGTATCAATGGATTTTCAGGTGGAAATCAGAACATTGCTGACGCAAGGGACAGAAAAAAAGTTGAGATATTAAGTGAGTTCATGCTTCAGGTTCATGCAGCCAACCAAATGCTCCTTATAATGCCGTCAACGGTTTTATAATCAGTATAATACTAAACACTAAGGGGAATATTTGTTTATTCCCCTTTTTTTATTTATCTTTGTAGTGGAGATAGTCGAGGGTAATTGCTCGATGATAAGGGGCAGCCAACAACCCTTCTCCACTTTTGTTGGCATCACTAAATTGTTGGATAATGAATAAGATATGTACTGTATGTGGGCAAGAGAAAGAGATTGATCTCTTTGTAAAGAAGGCTAAAAGTCCAGACGGACACGCATCTGAATGTAAAGATTGCCATAATAAGCACAATAAGGATGTTTATTATAGAGATATAGAAAAAAGTAGAGAAAAAGGACGGACAACATCTGCTTCTTATAAAAAAAGGCATCCAGATAGGGTTAAGGAAAATGCTAAGAAGGAACATGTAAAAAATAAAGACAAATATGATAGCCGTATTATTATATATAGGAGTACACATAAGGATGAAATAAATACATCCAAGCGAGAGTACGCTAAAAAACATCCTGAAAAGGTAAAAAAATGGCACGATAATGCAGTTAAGAAAAATGGGGATAAATATAAGGATACTAATAAAAGATATAAAAAAGAAAATAAAGAACGTCTTAATAAACTTGAGGTTGAAAGACGTAACAAGAATCCACAATTAAAGATTGCGCATAGTCTTAGAAATAGCATAGGTAAATCGTTAAAATCCAAGAGTGAACTTGGAAGAACTCCATCTCTTATAGGATGCTCTATTGATTCTTTTTGTAAATATCTTGAATCTTTGTTTACAGATGGGATGACATGGAAAAACTATGGACAGGGAAATGATAAATGGACGATTGACCATACAATTCCCCTTGTGACGTTTGACCTTGAAAACGAAGAACAACAAAAGATAGCGTTTCATTGGAGCAATATGAAACCTATGTGGCAAAGAGAAAATTTTTCTAAAGGGAGTTTGCATAATGGGGTTAGACATCACCGAAAGAAGGCATCTTAATTCCATCTCAAAAATATTGTCTATCTTTGCAAGTGAAACGAGTATTAATTAAAACAGAAAAGCAATGTTAATTGTTAACGGCAGTGTCCTTCCGGCAAACGCCAATAAAGACCATGAATTATTTCCTATGGTCGATGAATATCAAAGGTCAATAAAGAAACTTAAAGCGGATTATCCTAAAGGAGAGATTACTCTCATGCGCATAGGCTATCCGCAGACTAACCCTACGGGGCTTGCAGAGGATGTTCCCCCTATCTACTTCCCCATGCAGATATCAGACGGCAATGGTGTGTCGTGGGCATACTGCAAGGGCAGACCCGTCATACACCCTAACGGACTGAGAGAACTACCGAAAGAGGATAGGAGTGAAGCCTTGGGTGATCTTATCTTGCTGGATATAAATAAGAAAGAGGACTACACCTTCTACATGATGTTTAAGAGTGGTATTCTCAATAACATATACCGAGTATTCGATCCCGATGGTGACAGACTCAAAGAACTTAGACTTCGCAATGAGAGGCGTGAGGTTGAGTATGCTATCAGCAAAGGTATGGACGAGAGTAAACTACGCAACGTAGCAGCAGCATGGGGCGTAGAGAAGGCATACGAGAAAGATGTACTACTTGTGCAGGCAGACCTTGAGACAAAGGTATTCGCTCTCGATGATATTAAAAAGAAAAACCCTACTAACCTTCAGTTGAAAGGTATCACTGAGTTTCTTACCGAGATTAAGGCAGACGACTATCTGATGCCCAAGGCACTCGTGCAGAAAGCCATTGACTACAAAAAACTGGTAAAGGATAAGCAGGATCAGAAATATTACTTAGGGGACGTAGAGATATGTTATATTCCCGTAAATAAGAGGGACGATGAAGTGGACTTCATTGCGGGATATTTAAGACACCCCGATAATAAGGAGAAATGGGATCAGCTCCTAACGGAAATGATAGACGAAGAATTTATTACAAGCGGAGATAAATATTCGGTGCGTTGGCTGGCAGTTCAGGTAGGAATACCCGTCAATCAGCAGGCCGAAGCAATCCGCAAAGCTCTACTCGACAAATTCGTGTCGAAGTAGTTTCTGTTCCTCGTTTCCTTTCTTTGGGTCTCTGTCACGAGTTGGCGGAGACCTTTTTGATTTTAAGGGTGTCGCAAAAATCAACTATCTTTGTAACTAAATAAGATTAAGATATGCTATCATCCCTTGTGTATTCCACGCTACTCACTTTATTGAGGAAAGATGCCAGAGGTAACTCGGTTAGCGTTGAAGAATATAACCGATTAGCCTCGATAGTCAACACCAAATTATATCAGAAGTATTTTGAGTCAGAGTCGAGTGACGATTCTCTTTCTGCGTTTAGGGTAATGCAATCGCCAATAAACTTAGTGGTAGGTGGTAACTCAGCAATGCCTTATGCAAAAGGATTCGCACCGAGTAACTTCTATTGGATGTCGGGAAAGCCTTTTTGTAATGACAATGGCACTGCAAGGTTTCTCGATCAGGTAACACCTCCTGAGATAGCATATAGGTATGCTGATTTTCTTACACAGCCGACTATTGAGAATCCACTATATCAGATTACAACCGCAGATGGCAATCCAAATTCATCCTATGCTTTTCTGTGTTATCCGAGTACGATAAGCACGATATACCTTGATTATTACAGGATAGCAAACACACCTGTTCTTGATTACTACATGAATAATACCACCTTCCAAAAGACATATCTTGATGAAGGTGTTACTTATGTTATACCCGTGGGAAGTACTTATAGCGATGGGAGTACAAGCGGAAGCAAGGTATCTAAGACTATTGATTGGGAATGGGCAGAGGCAGACCTACCTATTATTATGGCAATGATGCTCCAGGAAGCGGGAATAACCTTACCCGATCAGTTATTGCTTGAGGTGGGGATTAATAACGAAAAAGACTTACTGTAATGCAGAAAAATGAAATCAGGAGTTTAATCAAAAACTTACTACCACGTATAGATAAAGAATCGGTCTTCCACAATAGACTAATTGATGCCTCGGTGGAGAAGGTACTTGCAGAGATGTACGTTGAGTTATGGGGTGCAGACCCACGTTCAGTTGATGCTTATACAAAATCTTATACTAACATTACGATAGTTCAAGAACCATCTACAAGTATTTATTATAGTGTTCTTCCTGAAAGGATAATACCTATCCCCGACAATAGTTCAGGCGTAAGACATATATATCCTTTAGTGGCAAATACACCTGAGTTTAAACCCATGAGTGCTTTTGATATAAATAGGGTATATGATACAGATTTAGCGGTAGTAACAACTAAGGTTGGTTTTAGAGTTAAGCAACAGGGCAGTACTATATATCCGAGAGTTGACTATTGGAATACCACACCTACGATAGTTAATGCGGGAGTGAGAATGGAGCTTCTTATACCCTTCAGTGCTTATGCAGATACCGATATAGTGTTAGTGCCTGAGTTGAAGAATAAAGCGGGAGAATCCTTTACGGATAGGGTAATTAGATTACTTTCAGTTATACCCCCGATAGATACTGCCGATAATAATAAGAATAAGTACGCACAACCTTCTAAGCAATAATAAAAGTATATGGCGCAGACTAGTGGATTTCGTGAGATTGGGTTGGTGGTCGATAACTTCTTGGCAAAGAATAAACTCACCAACGATGACTACTTTACGTACCTCATCCATGCCTGTGATGCGTACAGAGAGATAAGTTTAAGACATAGCAATGCCATAGTAACGGCAAAGGTTAGTATATCATCTTTAGGGATAATAGATATGCCAGCTGATATGGTAGGGTTCTCTAACTTATTTATTCCTATAAATGGTGAGTTTTGGAGTTTTACAGACTTACCGAGGAAAGTAAATACTACAACAACGACTAATAATGTAGAGGGACAGGATGCGACACAGGGCGAGGGCGTTGATGTAAAGAAAGAGTTCTTCTATGGCATTGGTGGTGTAGGTGGGGTGAACGACTACGGGCGTAAGATAGACTGGAAAGCACGAAGGATATTCTGTGACGGGATTAAGTCTGATACCGCAGTATTGGTTTACACAAGCAATGGGTTAGAGGTTGGAGCGAGTACATATATCCCCTCTCAGTGTGAGATTTGTATTGACAGGTATCTTATGTGGAAACAATCAGAGTTCGATAACGAGTCAATGAATAAGGTCGTCTATAACGAGGAAAAGTGGAAGGAAGAAGTGTTAAAACTCAGAGTGTTTAATTTCCTTCCAAACCGTGATGAACTTGAAGATGCTTGGAATAAGTCAGTAACTCAAAGTTATCAAAGGTAGGAAATGAGTGATATAAAACAGGATATTACCTTTATCGGGTCGGGACTCGATTCTGATACGTCAAATAAGCTAATGGCATTGGGCGATAGCCCTGTTAGGTTACACGTAGCTGTGACCGATGATAGTCTTCAGGGAGAACTTGTAACCATGCTTGGTACAAAACTTGTATCATACCAAGGTGGTCTTGCGTTATCGAGGGCTTACTTCGCACATGGGGGTTACTACAACGAGTTACAGAGGACGGTGTATTATTTCATCTTCAGCCAGCCATTTTTAGATACAAGCGTTCCTTCCCCGACTGAATATATCTACGACAACAGGGTACTTGCATACAGGGAAGATACAGGGGTAATTGATACGATATTCATTGATAGAAAAAACTATCTTGAGTTAGATCCCGAAAAACCACTCATACGGCCATGTATGATTAAGGATTGGCTGTTTATCAATCCGGTGACGAGTCAACCAAAAATGATTGATGTTACAAGGGCTTATAACTATACTAACTTTCCGGCATGGGATTCCACAAAAGGAGATTATGTTTACGGTGATAGAGTAACTTTCTTTGGCGGTCTATTTGTAGTTATTGCCACGCCAACAGCAGGGCAGTCGCCATCAACGCACCCTACTAAATGGAGAAGAATAGGGGATAGTTATCAGAGTGAGTCGAGTACTATTGGCGATGAGCTTTCCGTGGCTTTTAACATGATTAAAACTCCCCCGATAGACGTTATTAAAACTGCCTTCGGGAGCGACCCAAGCGTAAGTTCAAATCAGGTTAAGGGTAGGGTATTTAGGTTTTGTCACAGGTATCAGTATTTTGATGATTCATATTCGGTTTACTCTGCTTATACGGGACTTAGTTTACCCGTGGACGATGAATTATATTCGGGAGAGGTTATATACTCGACTACATTCAATAACTATATAGCACTCACCTTTAGTCTTTACTCGGCATCCCTTGTAAAGAACATAGAGTTATTCTTTCAGGAGTTAGATGGTTCATGGTATAGGTTAGCAGTCATAAAAAGACAAGATCAGACCTTGCTTAATGATGTAAACTATACACATAATTTCTACAATAACGAGTCGTATATTGCAGTTCCAAATAGTGAGGTAGTTAAAGTTCAGGATGCAGTACCAAGGGAAGCAGGGTCACTTGAGATAATCAATGAGAATATTCTTACACTAGGGAAATGCACAGAGGGATTTGATAACCTTGAAAAAGATGTTATTGATGTTACTCTTACCCCTGAGATAAAAGATATAAAGCAGTTCACACAAGAAGATACCTTTAAAAGAAACAATATTCCTGGTGATTTAAGTTATAGTAACTCTTATGATGAACAACTTGGAGTAAATTTTTACTATACCATACTTGACGTAGGAACATGGTTTGCAGGGAGTGGTATAATAGCAACAGATGTTTATAAGGCTACTCTTGATGGGTTAACCCAATATAAAACACTCGGAGCAGGAGATGTTGATACGGCTGAACATTTAGCTAATGCAATAGCATCGTTATTTCAGAACGCAACGGTATATAATGGTGGTGGGGGGATAGTTAATGTACAAATACTTGACTATTATAAGTTTCCTGAACTAACGCTATCGAGATTCTATTCTCCCGATGCGCTTGTTACAGGCACGACAACACTTACTAAGTTCAAGGGGGTAAAAGAGGGTGCGTATCATCCATATTGTCTATTCTATTATGACGGACAAATGAGGCGTAGTTCAGCGCAGGTAAATAGCGATATGGTTACTTACGTGCCATCCGTAAATGAGTACTCACCTCCCGTTACCACAACTAACCATAAGTGGGATATTAATTGGGCAGTCAATCACGAGCCTCCAACATGGGCTAAATATTGGAAATGGGGTTATGCAGGGAATAGAAGATGTTCTTATTTCGTTCAGTATATTATTAGTAAGGTAGAATTATCTGTCGTAGCACCCGATACGCCCGATGTAAATAATACGGTTAAGGTTAATATCACTCCATTACAGACGCTACGCACAACATCAGAGGTTGGGTGGAACTGTTTCCCAAATTCTATTATTCCTCAATATCAATTTACCGAGGGTGATAGGATAAGGTTTATAACAGAACTTACAGACCCAACACTCGCAGGCACTCTCTTAGGGGATGTTCTTAATGGTATATACGATTTTGAGATACTAAAATTCGATGAGACCACGAATATGCTCTATGTTCAGTCTTTTGACTTTGGGACGGCAAACATAGGGGTAAATAGCCTCGTAGAGATTTATACTCCAAGGAAAACGACAGAAGTAGAGTTCTATTATGAGTTCAGTGACCTTTTACCTATCGTGACTGATATTAATGGCAAAAGTGCTCATGGGGCAGTTAATTCAGCCAATAATCAGGTAGTAGGTGTATCTCCCGCAACAGGTGTATTTGAGAGTGGGGATATTTATCATATCTATCGTACGCCAAGTAAGCCATTATCCGAGGATATAAGTGAAACCTTTATGGGGGCTTTCCACGAGTCAATGTGGTGGAGTGATTTTTACAAGAGTGACGATTGGAATAGAGGCAAGATAGGTATTGAGAATCCCATAGGCGAGGTAACGACAAACCTCGTGAGGTATTCAAATCCTTATTTTCAAGGGACACAGATAAACGGACTCACAACTTTTGAAGAAGAAAGTAAGAAAGAGATAAACGATGTATTTGGTGACATACAGGCACTCGTAGAGGTAGGTGATACATTAAAAGTATATCAGACTAAGAAAGCAAGTGCAATACTCATAGGTAAGACAGAGTACACAGATTCATCGGGACAACAGACAACGCCCGAACTTACTACAAGGACATTGGGATCTATTCGTTACCCTGAAAGTAACTATGGTACGATATTCCCTGAGTCTATTGTAAAAAATAACAGGTACGTTTACGGCTTTGACGTTCATAATGGCGTGGTGTGGAGAGATTCCCCTTCAGGGATATTCCCAATAAGCGGTAGATATGCAGAGGCAGGGGGTGATGTAGATTACAAGATGCAGACCTATTTCAAGAATAAGTCAAAGGCATTAATGGAGTCGGGCGTTGACCATATCAAGTGTATAGGTGTTTGGGACGGGGAGAATAAGATGTACGTTCTGTCTATCAAAGATACCGTCAATGAGGAGAATAATGATACTATCATGTTCCACGAGCCAAGTAACAGGTGGATTACATACGCTGACTTCACTAAGACACCGACAGGGGGATATAACCAACTACTTGAACTTACATGGGAAGTTGTTAAGGGTTTTGAGAATGGCATAGGTCTTTCGTTTGATTATACAACAAGATTTGCGGTGTTTGATATAGGTAGCGGGCTTGGTACGTCAGCCAACGCATCGGTAGTACCGCCAAGTGACGGGTTGGGATTAAGAACCTATATTCCGCTTCCGACAATCACTTGCACAGCAGGGGTAACACCCGATGAGATACCTATGGTGATGACGATACCTGACCCTGTAATACATATATCATCCTTATCGGTAAGCGAAGATACAATGCTTTGGGATGCAGATCAGAGTGGTGTGGGTGATAAGATAACTACGATGCTATCTAGTATCAATAATCCTTATATAGCAGCTACCTTTATCCTTGAAAGTAAGCCTTCGTGGATTACGATACTTGAAGAAGGCAGAGCTATCTTTATCAATAACGGAGATACCGTATCACTTACCACTAATCTTTGGGTTTATCCGACACTTGACAATACGGGAGCACAGAGAGCAGGACAGATTATCTTTAAGGATAGTTTCGGTAACAGAGCAGTAGTCTATTGCACACAGCAAATAGCACTTGTTAATCCGATAGTTATTCTCGCAATTAATCCCGCAGACACATCAGACCTTGGTATTGGCATGGGAAGTAGTGGTAGTAATTCGGTGGGTACAACAAGAGTGAACCTAACTGACTTAAATCTCTACAATCCTGGTCGGGCAAATGGAGCAACCTTTGAAGTATTCTACGCAATAACAAGGGATGGGGTTAATGATGCTTCGGGTTCATTCGATTATAGAAATGGTGTTATAACAACTACATTCGTTTTACTTAACTCAATATCAACTTCGGGTGAGCAAATTATAGTGTATTTTAGCAGTGCATCACACTCAATACCTATTGATCCTGTAAATGCGAGTGTTCTCGCTGACCCGATAAATATGGTTATCACTATTCCAAAACCGACAATCGTTGTGTCGTGGATTAGCTTTACCAATACCACGATGACATGGCCTGCAAGTAATAATTCTTACGCAAGCAAGCAGAGTGCGGTAGCCACGTTCCATTCAACCGTGAGTGCGTTCTTACAATCATTTCCTTCGTGGATTACTATAATAAATGAATCACACGGGGGTACAATGTTTGTAGGTGACTTAGTAAGAGATGGCGATACTTTGAGTATATACCCAAATACTACCAATGCTCTCTATGTTCCCAAGGTGGGTACTATCAACTTCAATGACTCGGTGGGTAATATAACTCATATCAACGTCACTCACCAAGCTACATTACTACCGCCAAGCGTTACCATACAGATGCACCCAAGCGATAGGTCAGGTACTACACTCTCACTTATCTCAGGAACGGGCAGTGCAGGCAGTAGTAATATTAGTATTACCTTTACACCGAACTACCCGCATGTAGCTTACGGCAGACCGATAGATTTCAATTATGAGATATGGAAAGACGGAGTGCCTGTTGGTAGTGGTAGTATGTTTAGTCTGTTAAATCAGAGGGCAAATACAAGAGCATTGACGATGACAAGTCCCGCAGAGGCAGGGCAAACGATAATAATATATTTACAAGAACCTTAATAAATTTAAAATACAATGGCAAGTTCAATTCCAAGGGCAAGAAGAAAAGAGTATGCAGATACGCTTGTGGCGAAAGCACTCAAGGTAGCGTTCTTTACTAACCTTACGGGGTATGATCCTTTAACAGCAACTACTTACGCAGCGTTAGCGGGGACAGCAAGTGAGGTTTCCAACGCAGGGACAGGCTACACTACGGGAGGATATTCTCTTACAGGAAAATCATCATCTAATCTTGCTACTAATGGGGCAATAATGACAGCCGATGCAACAGTACTTGGTTCAGCAACCTTTACTGCTCAGTATGGTGTTATCTACGACTCTGCAACGGGAAAGATTGAGGGTGTATCTGATTGGTTAACTCCTTATAGCGTAACCAACGGAACGATCACAATAACTTGGGATACAGTAGCGGGTTTGTTTAACGTACAGTAGTAAAGGGTTATGGATAAGCCGAATGTCCTTAAAAGTTCACCGTTTTACATGTCACAAGGCGATGTATTATACCTACTTTTCGTAGATGAAAACGGGGATACACCTACCTTTACTTTGAACTCAGAGAACGATGAACTTAGTCCACCTACTGCACCCGTAGCTACCGATGCAACGTCTGTTACGTCAAGTAGTTTTGTTGCCAACTGGAACTTCACAGAGAACGCAACAGAGTATTTCCTTGATGTAGCAACCGATAGTGCGTTCACGAGTTTAGTTGCGGGGTATGATAATAAATCAGTGGGTAATGTGACTTCGGCAAGCGTGGTGGGGCTAACAGATGCTTATACATATTATTATAGGACAAGAGGTGGTAACTATAACGGAATAGGAAATAACTCAAATACGATAGACTTAACCACAGCGATAGAGAACGTAGTTGATGCAGATGGTAATGTTTATACTTATGTAACCATAGGCACTCAGCAATGGATGGTAGAGAACTTAAAGACCACTAAGTATGCTGATGGAACTCCAATACCAAATGTTGCAACTTCATTTAGTGATTGGTTCTTACCATCTAAGGATGAATTAAATGCCATGTATCAAGAATTAGAGGTGCATGGAGTGGGAGGATTTAGTGATGATATGGGAAGTTATTCTACATCAATATATTTAACATCATCAGAAGCGGCTGCTATTCCGGCAGGGCTTGTATGCGTGCAATCTTTTGCTGATGGTGTTCAATATGAAAATATATTTAAAAATGAGGATCATAATGTAAGACCATGTAGGGCATTTACATCTATATCGCCATCATATTCATTGAGAGACATAGGCCCAGCGGGGGGATATATCTTTTGGAAATCGGGCAACAATTATCTTGAAGCTATGGCTTATGATATCGGTAGTTACGATTGGAGTAATATTACAGGTCTACAGGTAGGCACGGCTACAGCAATAGGAACAGGTCAGGCTAATACCACTGCTATTATAGGTCAAGTAGGGCACACCGTTAGTGCTGCCAAATATTGTGATGATTTCATTTTAACAAGCGATTTATTTTGGGTTAATGATACTAATGGCGCATACTGTTGGTACAACAACGACATAGCAAACAAGACACCTTACGGAGCACTCTATAATTGGTACGCAGTAGATAACGCACATGGACTTGCACCTACGGGGTGGAGAGTGCCAAGCGATGCTGATTTTACTACGTTGATAACTTATATAGGTGGAGACGCAGTTGCGGGTGGAAAATTAAAAGAGCAGGGAATTACTCATTGGATAACACCAAATACGGGCGCAACTGATGATTATGGGTTTGCGCATCGTGGCGGGGGGCGAAGATATTTAGGATTATTTGATACTCTAATGCAGACAGGCTATTTAAGAAGTTCTTCTATTTGGGCAACATCGTCTGTTTTTTTTACAGGACATACTATTACTAATATGAATATTGGGTATTATGACAAAACAGATGGCTATTCAATTAGGTGTATGCGTGACGTGACTCCTTAACAGATAAAAGCTATGGCAGAAAGAATAGTAGAAATAATGAGTGATAGTGACGGACGAAAGCACCTTGAGCTTGGTCTTGATGCTGAATCCTTGTCATCGTTCCGTTTACAGATGTGGATTCATAAAAACGGGAAACGTGCAGTGGATTGGATGAATAACCTGTCGCTTAGTTATATTTCCTTTATCAATGGAGATTTATACGTACACAACTCACATGAAGTGCCGAGATTGTTCTTATTCGGAGAGCAGAAAGAAGCTAAGATAGGTCTTGTAGCAAACCAAGAACCACAGGAGATAAAACTACTTGACTCACTTATGCTCGACACAGATGGGGCATGGGAGGTTGAATCGGTAGTCATTCCCCCGTCAATGAACTATCCTGACGGACACTATTCACAGATACCCGCAAGTATGTTTGTCAAAAGAGAGGGCATTTACGAGTCGGAGTTCCTTAGAAATATGAAGACAAGCAGTTCAACTATCAATCCTATTGAGGCGTTGACAGGAGAACCACTTCGAGGTAATGAAGCGTTGATAACACTACGTACGACAAGCGGGGATAGGGTTAGGCTCTTTCGTTGTCAGATAAACATGACCAAAAGTAGATAAGATAAAAGTTGATTACCTTTGTAACTAAATCACAATAGTATGAGTTTTACACCTTGGGGTATAGCAGCGAACACGGCACTTGGATTAACCAAGGGGGTGCTAGGTATTTTTCAGGCAGCCAAAGCAAGCAAAGGTTTACGTAACTTACAACAGCCACAATATCAGACACCCGAATCACTTACACAGATGGGAAACTTGGCAAGGCAGATGGCAAGTGCTACGGAAATGCCAGGTCAAAGACAGGTTGAAGATAAGTTAGGACAGACACAGGCAGAGGGCGTGAGTAATGCGATGAAGTTTGCTACGAGTGCTCTTGCAGGACAGAACGCAGCAGAGAACCTTGCATCGAAGAAGATGCAGGCAATACAAGACTTGGGTGGTATGTTCGCAGAGTATAAGTCTAAAAGACAACAGGATTTGATGAACGTGATGGGACAAGAGGCTCAAGACCAACAGACCAAGTGGAACTTAAACGAATATCAGCCATATCAGATTAAAAAGAATGAGTTGACCGACCAAAGACAGCAGGGATGGAATAATATGTTTGGAGGTGTTGATAGTGCGTTGTCGGGGATTACCAACTTAGCGGGCACAAATGACTATTTAAAAGTACTTAAGGGGATGCAACCGCAGTTTGGTAACACGGGGAATGCTCAAGCTAATACTTCTTTAGGGAATAATAATCAGTGGGCTAATTGGGCAAATCCAAATTTTCAGATGCCACAATATAATTATAAACCGTACTAATGGCAGAGTTTTCAACAATTTACGATGGCAAAAATAGTGCAGTAAGACTACCTGATTTAGATAAGACCGAGAAAGCATTATCTCGCTCTGCGGATTTGCAGATTCGTGGAGAAGAAATGAAGCTCGATAAATCTTTAAAGGATAAAGAACGCCTTCTTGATACAATGAAGACAGTTCCATTGTCATTTCATAATGAGATGCTGATGACTCGTCAGGCGTATGAACTTGAAAAGTATAAAAATTTAGGTGCATCGCTTTACGCAAAATACGGAACAGACTTACCTATAACAAAACAGATTGAACTTGGTAACGCTAAGTCTGCGTTAGAACAAAAGCAAAAGACATGGCAGGCAGAGTCAGAAACTGCTCAAAGAATAATGGATATTTTATCTAAAGATAACGGGCATTATTATGACCATGATTTAGGGATAACTGCTTATAAAAAATGGCTTAAAGATCCCGAAAACAATAGGTTTGATGAGTCCGCATTAAGTGTTGCACCACAGAGCATGGGTGGGTGGTTAAGAACGCAAGCGAAGAATATGCCTGCATCAACAAATCCCGTTCTTATCAATGGGAGATGGGTTGACCAAAGAATAGTCTCTGACGATATGAAAAAAGAGGTGATATTTGAGGGGTTAAAAGATGAGGCTAAGCTTAAAGGGGTTATCGCTGATTTCGATGAATGGACACGCACAGCACCACAACATGAGGTGATTGCCTTATTGGACAAAAACGGTGACGGAGTAGTATCACCCGAAGAAAGAACTGTTGCTAATAGCGGAGCAAGATTTAAAGATAGTCCTATCGTACAGTGGGCAATGAGCAATCCTAATTATCTCAAGCAGATGGATCAGGACGAGGGCGTATCAAAGAATATACAAAGAACAAGCATAGGTAGTGGTAGTAACGACAGTTCATGGGCATCACTGAAGATAGGTAACGGCAAGGCTATTAATTATCAACCATCGGATAGAATGTCTGTTACTTTAGGGAGTTCAGATTACAGCACATATCATGTCATACCTGAATGGCCTACCATGACTATTCCTACAACTAACGTAGAGATACAAACACCACAGGGCAACAAAGAAAAGACCACAGTAAGAAGTATTGCAGTACAGCCTACGGGTTATGATGAGGATAAGGATGAATTTACATTCATTGCCAAGTCTAACTACAAGGGTGGGGGCACAATGGGTACAGGTGATCAGATAGCCATAAAGAGACAGTATGTTCCTCGTGAGTTCGATAACTTTGAGATACTTGTCAATGGACAGAGGATAAAAATCAAAGACCTAAAGAGAGAGCAACCACAGAAGAAAACAGGGGCACTCGACAATCTGTAAAATAATTCCAAATAAATTTGCATAAGTCATTTCTTTGGTTTACATTTGTCAGAAATATAGTATAAAAAACTGACAGAATTAAAGACAATGACCCGCACAAAGTTCCTTATATGGCTAACAATAGTAGTTCTTATCGCTATCTCGGTGATAGATGCTTTCTGGGGTGGTGCAATAATCTTTGACCAACTTCAACGATACACCTTTCTGTTTGTAGCACTGCTATGCGTGGGTTGTATTGTGTGGTACTTTGTTAAGGATGTGCTGATGCAAAAACCTGTGAAAAAACGAAGTCAAAAATAATGCTTATCTTTGTGCTGATTTAACTGACAGTTATAGTCGTAGGTTAGCAAAAGAAATATTTAAGCAGAATAAAGATTGCCCCGAAAGAGGTGGTGTTAATTTGTCCGATAACTACGAACCATTAACTGTCAGCCCATCCTCTTAGGGGTTTCTCTTTTTAGATGGGGGATATTGGTTCAGCAACCATAAATCATCATAACTGAAACATGATAGCTAATAACATGTCAAAAGTATTAATAGCATTGCCGATCAAAGGCAACAGGGAGTGTGACCTGTATAAACATTACACGCCAAAACAAAACAAAATAAAATAAAGCGAAACGAAATGAAACGAGCGAAATGACGGGGTAGTATCTCTCATGCGATTAAGCATGGGGGGTAGGGGGGCATACTACCCCTGAATGAGCGAGTGAGTGAGTGAGCGAGCAAGTGTGAATCTTTTCTCCCTGAAAAGTAATGATTATCAAAACTAAAGTTGATTAAGTTAAACCTTGTAAAGTTATAATACTTATTCTCTTTTAGGACTAAGACTACAATGGGGTGCTATGGAGTAAAGTGACTTGTCCTTAAAAAGCACTATCTTTGTAAGGTAAATCAGTTCTCTCATGGAAGATAAGACAAAATTACTTTACGATAAACTATCCGAGCAGGGGTTATATACTAAATCCTTTGACGAGTTCACTACTCAGTTCAGCGACCCAAGTAAGAGAGAACTACTGCATAGTGCGTTAGGGAAGCAGGGATTGTACACCAAGACCTTTGATGAGTTCAACGCACAGTTCTTCCCTGTTGAAAAAAAAAAAGACACTTCGGAAAGCGATGGACTTCCTTCTTCGGATATTCCATCAAAGATAGGGCAAGAAGTATCAAAGAAGCCACTCGAAGATTTTACAACTCAACCATCACAGTCAACATCGACTGAACAGCCGTCTGTCTTAGGGGAATTAGGTCTTACTCTTGAGACACCAAAGCCTACCGGATTCCATGAAGAAAATATCGGGACAAGAGGATTGCAATATCTTTCAGGGCAAACACCTGATGTTATCGGCAATGAATTAACAAGAAAACAAAAGCAGTTAGAGAACATTCCGAGTACTGAATTAAAAAACTCAGACGGAACTATTAAACTTGCAACACCCAAATCACTTGTAGAAGATTACTTTAATTTCAAGTCCATTCCACGAGATAATTCCCAGGCAAATACCGCAGGTGAGGCTGTTATGTCCGTACCAAAAGAGTTAAGCAATGCCTTTGGACGTATGTTTGATGATATGGCAACCGCAGGACGAGCAGTAGAGAAGGGATTTGCACAGATATTCTTAGGCAAAAAAGGTTCGGATGCCTACATGAAAGCCAAAGATGCGGGTACATTTTCTGCACCTAACTCTATGTCTGCACGACCCGCAGAGAGTTTATCTACTTTCTTATCGGAATCAACTAAGAATCTCAAGTACATGCCCGAAGGACTTGGGGGCAGTGTTGCAAAAGGGATGATTGATATTGTTCCTGATATCGCAGCCACGTTGATATTTCCCGAAGGTAAAGTATTCTCTATCGCACCAAAGATAGGGCTTAACCTTGGTAAGTTCGGGATGGAACAAGCCATACGAGGCTATGCACAAGGTATAGGTGAGAGTAATGGTCAGTTTGGTTTGCAGTTAAAGATGCCCGTTGTTAGAGCGATAGAAAAGGGTGCAATGGGATGGATGTACGAAACAGCAGGAGGATTAAATCAGAAATTTGCGGGTAACATAGCAAATAGACTATTCCCTAACGCTAGCACCGTTTCAGAATCTATAAATAAGTCTTTATTAGAGCACGGGACGGTATCTACCCTTGATGGACTTACATTTGGGGGGCTTGGTTCGCTTGATGAGTTATTACGCACGGGAAAGATTACAAGCAAAACATTCCTTGAAGGCTTTGGTATGGGCGTGGGATTCCATGCTGTAAATGGCTTTCAGTTACTTGGAGCGAGAGCATACACTACTCTTTTAGGGATGCCATCAGAAGGTATCACAAGACTTGCTACAAGTGGTACAAGTGCTGAAGAACTAAATAAGCAGGCAGACGAAAAGATAAACCTTATTGAGACAAAACAGTCACAGAACCCCGAAGGTGATGCGGTGATGGCGTTCATGCTTAAAAAGACTGCACAGGCGAAAGCAATGGCAGAGGAAGTCCTTACTAATAAAGATGAGGTCATTGCCGATATAAAAGCTAACGTAACTGATAAGAAGGCACAAGAAGTCCTTACTGATAAAATCAACGAGGTAGATGCCGACAATGACCCAAAGGTACAGGCAACAAAAGAAATCAACGACAAGATTGCAAAGATAGACGAACAACTTGAAACAATCAAGTCAAATAAATCATGGGATGATGCGAGGAAAGAGGTAGAGTCTGCACCATTGAAAGAGCAGAAGCAGGCGTTGAAAGACGAGGCTATCGCCACTCTTAACAAACCCATCGAAACCGAGTTTAAACTTGGGGATAAATCTTTCAAGACAGAGAAGGAACTCACCGACTGGCTTGATAAAAACTACAACGAAGAAGATAGATTCACATCGGTTAACGAGGATGGTTATCTTGAACCCAATACCATGAAGGTATTCAATAAATGGTATAAAGAAAATAAGCCAAGACTCGCACAGGAACACCTTGATAAGATTGAGCAGTCAAGACCTCCGAAAGACGTTACTTTTATAGGGAAACAAGAAGGGGAAACACCCGAAGAAAGCCTTGACCTTTATAATGTAAAAGTAGGCGGCCAAGAAGCTACCTTTGCAGTACCAAGTGGCAGTGGAAGGGATGTTATCGAAGCGAAGAAACAAGCGACCATTGATAAGTTCAAACCCGCAGAGAGCAAAGAATCTATTCCTTTAGTAGAAGAAAAGACTGATGGCTCTACGGGGGATAAGGTATCTTATTTAACAGATGAACAAGCAACTCGTATAGGTGAAAAATTAGGACTTACCAAAGAACAAGTATTAGCGGATTCTCCGTCTAATATAGATTTCGTTTATGATCCCAAAAATAAAGTGTACCCTATTGTAAAAGCAATAATAGATGAAATAGGGAAAAAACCAAAGTCATCCTTAGAGGAGAGTAAACCAATCCTTGAAGAGAATAATAACTCTAGCGGGGATAGCAAACCATCACTTACTGATAATAAAGTAGAAGAAGTACTTTCCAAGGGTGACGAGATAAAAGCCAAGCAAGAAGTGGTCAAGGGGAAGATAGCCGACAACCTCGACAATCTAATGAGTGCTATCGGGGGAATCAAGAATATCACGGGCGATCAAAGAGTGAAGGTGCTTAGTGAATTAGCAGACCTCGCAAAGAATATAGCTGAATTAACTTCTCTTAAAGGAGAACAACTTTGGAATGAAGTAAAGAAATATCTTGACGAGAGAAAGATTACCCTGCCTGACGATTTGATTTCTGAGTCAAAAACAAGCATTATTGATACATACAAAGAAAAAACTACTGAGAAGGGTAGTGAAGTATCAGCCGAGGAGAAAATAAGCGAAAAGTCGTCAGGGGATAAGAAAAACGCTAATAATCCCGATGTTCGTCAAATGGAGGTTGCTCGTAAAGCCGTTGATGAATCAATGTTGCTTTCTGATGACACGAAACAAGACCTCCGAGATCAAGGGATAGAGTATGCGGTACAGAAAGACTCAGCACTTGATTCTGAGGTTGAGGAGATGGTTAAGATATATGGCAAGGACGTTGCGGGACTTGACCAAATGCAAGCACTGATAACCAAAGAAGACAATAAGTTAAGCGGGGATAGACGTAACTGGCTTACTGCATTGCTTATCAAGGAACGTGCAAAACAGATTGAGATAGCACCCGACTTTGCAAGTAAAGTAGCGGAGAAGAAAAAACTTACTGACCTTATCATATTCGCATCAAACAAGGGTGTGTTCTCAGGACGGGAAACAAGGTCATTCAAAAAGATAGGTGAGGCACTTGAACTTTATCCCGAAGCAATAAAAGCATCGGTCATCGCTAAGATAGACCAAAAGAACAAAGAGTTTTTTGACGGCAATGGTCTTGAGAAGATGATTAAAGAGGAAGTAGCTAATTTCTTTAAGGATAAACCACAGAGTAAACCACAAGAGGATATTCCTGATATAGATGTTTCAAAAGCTAAGTTAGCAAGAGTACAGGCAGATAGAAAAGAGATACTTGCAAAACTTAAAGAGAGTTTTAAGAAACCAAGTGGTACATTATCGTCAAGCGTAATCCCCCTAAGTGCAGAACAGGTAGAGTTAGTTGTTAAACTTGTAGGGAACTATATTGAGGAAGGTGCTTTAAGAACCGAAAAGGTAGTAAGAAAATTACGCAAGGATTGGGAAGAAATCACAGGCGAAAAGATTACAGATGAGGATGCGTTAAAACTACTCCCTAAAGAGGTGAATGGAAGGACTATCGAGCAGTGGGATGCCGAGGGTAGAAAACCAAGAGTAGAAAAACAGGGTAAGCCCCCACGTAAACTGAGTACTAAGTCTAAACCGACACCCACAGAAGAAGAACTTACCAATAGGCTTTTAAAGAAAGCGGGGAAGATAGCAACAAAGAAACAACTTGAAAACTTTGTAAAGAAATACCTTACTGAGATAGCCAACAAAGGATTACTTACTGACCAAGAGTTCAGGAGTGTACTAGCAGAGGCACTTGGAAAAGATTATGTTTCAGGACAATCAGAAGGTAAGATAGACGAGGCAGCGAAGGCAGTTAGCAAATCAAATGAGAAACTTGGTTTACTGCAAAAAGCGTTTGACGATTGGAAGACCGAATATAATAACGACCCCAAATCACCTAAATTAGCAGACTTACGTAAGGCACTTGACAGTGCTATTAAGGATGCCGATAATGCAATGTCTGATGCCAAAAGAAAGTATCAGTTTGTTCAGAGTATGTTACAGGAAGAACCCGACTTTGTATCTAAATTAGGAACAATGATACAGGGGGGATTGCTTATCCCGTCATCACAGGTCGCAAATATTCTTGGTAACGTGGCATTGTTACCTGAGACTGGCCCTGCTTACATGCTATCAGGTGCATTTGATGCACTGACAGCTAAAACGGGCGAGGGTATGCAACAATTAATTTCTAAAGTAGATCCCGTTAAACATCCTTGGTTATACAGAAAACTTAACGCATGGACACCGAGCGATAAGAGAACCATTCTTCCAGGAGAATATGCCAAAGGATATGCAAGGGGATTTGGTCATAACTTTCTTGAGGGGGTAAAACAAACATTCTCAGTAGAAGGGCCAGTAGGCACAGAGTTAATGAAAGGCAGTGTTCAAAGAGGCGTACATCCGATTGATGCTTTTATGCACCTTTATAAAACAGCAACAAAGGAAGAACAGCGAACACTACAACAACTTGCAGGTGATTTAATGGAAGCATTGCCCGCAGGATATATGGCTAATGCCCAGTTTAGGGGATTGAATATGTTTGACCTTCCATTCAGGGGTGCGGGTGAATCGGGTATTCTCTATGAAGCATTTGGAATAAAACGCAGAGAACAGATTAAACAAGCCAATCAAATAACGGATAAAGCCGAGAGAGAAAAGAAACTTAAATATTTAGAGGACACAGAGGATGTCGCAAGAGAAGAGTTCTATCGCAATCCCGACAAAACAACGCTTGAACTTGCAAAGAGACAGGGTGCAAAGGGTACGTTCTCTCAGAATACAGCATTAAGTAATGCAATAAATAGTTTTGAGAGGTTTGCTAAAGATCAAAGCGGTTCGGTAGCAGAGACGGCAGTAAATACCGGATTAAGGATGCTTAAAATGCTTAACATGCCTTATGTGACCGTTCCTATAAATATCATGGGTAAGTCCCTTGAAATGTCTATACCGATCTTTCCTGCGTATAAAATGATAAACCATATTGCTAAAGCGGGGATGGCAAAAGAGAAAGGGCATTATGCCGTTGCTGACTCATATAGGCGTATGGCAATGGAAGATTTCGGTAATGCGATAGTAGCGGGTGCGGTAACAACACTTGCCACTTCACTTGCAATGGCAGGGGTAATAAGAGGTAATAGTGATGATAAGGACGTTAAGGCAGCGCAACAGGATATAGGCAAGGAAGGATTAAGGTTTAATGCCGATGCTTTCCGTAGGTGGAGAAATGGGGAAGACCCAACATGGCAGGATGGCGATGATACTTATTCTTTAAGGAGACTTGGTGTATTCTCAGTTCAACTTGGGGCTATTGCACAGGCGATAGGGGAAAAGACACCCGAAGAACTTGAGAAGATGAAGAACCTTGGATTGATAGAGAAACAAGCGCAGATTGGGGCTAATATGTTGAAATACGCACCAACGATAGCACTTGAGCAGTCTATTATGACAGGGGTTAATAATATGGTTCAGGGATTAATGGGTAGTGAGGCTGAGAAAGATAAGTGGGTAGTAGGCATGGCAGGTGCATTATCAAGTGCAGTCTATCCGAATACAATGGGGAATATCAGTCAGTCCCTTGATGGTTATTATCGTGAGACGAGAGATTTGAGTAAGGATGAGAGTAAGATAACCGCACAGTTAAAAAACACTTTCAAGGATAGAATGTTCGGTAGTGATAAGCTCCCAACAAAAGTATCTATATGGGGTCAAAAGATACGTAGAATCCCCGAAGGTGAGAATCCTGTTCTTTACGGAATACTCGGCATAGCAAAACATAAAGAATATCAACAATACTCATTCGGTGCTGAGTTATACGACTTCTACGAGAAGATGAAAGAGACTAACCCTGATGATGCAAAGAACTTATTTCCTACATTACCAACAGCCCGCACAGAGGTTGGATGGGATGATGCTAAGATGAGTCCCGAACAGGTACAGCAATATCAAGAGAGAGTAGGTCAGTTAAGGGCGCAAGAAGCAGAAACATATTTTAACTCTAAAGAGTGGGATGAGGCAGATGACGAGGATAAAATAGCACAACTCACAAGGATATATAGTAAGGCACGTAAGACAGCCGAGGCAGAGTTGTTTTCATGGTTAGGAATGAAGCAGTCTAAGCCAGATGATTGGAAGATACTTGTGGACAATGAGGCATTACCAATCCCCGTAGTGACCAAAAAACTCGGAGAGCATAAACTAAATAACAATGACATTAAGCAGTATAATGATATTGCTCTTCAGTTCTACGCAGATGAGGTAGTACCTATGTTGAAGGACATGACTCCCGATGATATTAAAGAAATGAAAACACCTGATCCCGAAACAGGTATATCACCTTGGACTATTACAATGAATAAACTATGGTCGGCATCAATAAGAGGGGCGAAGGGCGTATATCTTGAATCCTTGAGTGAGAAATAGACAAAAGAAAGAATAATCGTATCTTTGTAATCTAAAATACAAGTAAAAATGAGCAAACTTACAGATCAGGAGGGTAGAAGTTTAGAACTAATCCTCGATAACTTCAAATATGTTTCTATCGCAGCAGCTAACTTCGCACCCACGGGTATCTATCTTGAGAAAGGGTTCTATGTGATGCCTCACTCTGACGGCACTATCTACGGCATTACATGGCGTGACTATAGGGCAAACAACAATAGCTTTACGGGGCTTACTCCGAGTATTTACAAGGGGCTTGATGCACAATGGATACCTGTTAGATTTGTTCGTATCTACGCAAGTAACGATGGCACATACCCAAGTATTCCTACGACTATAAATTACAGCGTGCCTTTATAGGTTAGTGCCTTGGAAAGTTCAAATCTTCTTTTAAAGGAAAATAGGTTTATTAAAGAAAAACAAAGACTATGCCAAGTATAGGTATCGGAATAGGGACACATAAATCTTCTGGCGTTTCAAAGTGGACGCCACTAAAGCCATTAGGGGGCGAGACTCCTAATCTTTGGCTGACATCCCGAAGCGGTCTTTCAATGGTTGATGCTATCGGGGGAAATAATGCTACAATAACACTGCCTACATTACAGCAATCGAATAACCCTTTGATATGTGTAGATAACGGCGGTTTAGATATTGGTGCTTCGGCTGGTGATTTTACTTTCGCAGTGAGATGTAAAAGCAATTCTACGCTAAAAACATCTTATCCCACAATAGGCGGGAAGGGAGTTAACGGTTCTGTGAATGGTATGTATTACTTCTATCAGAACATAACTACGGGCAAAATTCACTGGGTAATAAAACCGACAGGGACAGCAAAAGATACTGAAATAAATCTTGACTTCACGGGGGCAGGATGGGTTCTTCTTTTGCTTGAAATAGACAAGACAGGTTCTGTTGGCAGGTGTTTTATTAATGGAGTTCAACAGGGAGCGGATGTAGCATATACTGGTACATGGTCAACAATGGCTAATCAATTTGAGTTCCTATTAGGGAAGGCTAATAATAATGCTGGAAGCGGATATGATTATGATATAGATTGTATTTATTCAGAGGCATGGGTTTATAATAGGAAATTCACTTCTACTGAAAAGACAACAATAACAAATTTCGGGCATATAACAGACTTAACGGGAGAACGGGCGCACTGGATATGCGATAATATTAACCCTAGAGATTTAAGCGGGAATGGTTATCATTTGAATACTCTTGACGGCACTTCGGCAAATACAAGCAGACTTTATTCAAGCCAGGGTTCTCGTTATCTTTTGGATAAAGGGTATTCACGATATGGTTTTTCTGGAAGTTCAATTAAGGAAGATAAGTATGTAGGTTATAAGGGGGATGGAACTGCATTAGTTTCTTCGGGACTTATTGCTGGATATTCTAAAATTACAGATCATACAGGTAATATGGGTCAGCACAATCTCGCAGATAGTTACTTGACTTTTGTTGGTGCTAATTGGAGTAGGGATAATACTACTATCTTCGGAGAGATGGCACGACAAACGGCAGCGATGACAGGGGAAAGAAGCTGGTATTTGTCAGGTACTCCGAAGTTATGGCACTCATCAGAATTTAATAGGGTTAAACTTAATTCGTATTTCAATTCTTCTTATAAGGGTATTGCTTTTCCGAGAGTAGTCGGGGGTAACTCGGTTGATAATAGAGTCGGTTATCTTGAAATACTTGGTTATGCCTCAAATAAAACGGGGGCAGATTATAACAAAGCATTAACATATACAGGAGATAGGGGCCATTCATGGGATATTTCCTACTTCTTTAGTGATACTCATTACTGTACAACAAGGGGAAATAAAATACTCGCTTATGATGGTACGACAACATTCTCATTAAGTAATGACAAAGGAGCAACTTTCCCCATTACAAAGTCAGTTGCAGGGTATAGCGGTGGATCATGTCAAATGGCATGGATAACCGCATCAGGGAATATTTATTTCGGAAGTAAAACGAAGATGTATTATTCTTTTGATAGTCTTACTACTGTTACGGAAATGACAGTTCAGTCAGTTGGTGGCGGTGCTTTCGCTCCGGGGTCAAATGCAAACTTTACAAGGGTAAACCCTTCATCTTATATGACATTCGGTGGTTCGGAGGCTCTTATATGGGGTAACTATTCAATCACAACGGGGTCAGATTATACGAATGCTAATGTCTGGCAGTTAAAGGACGGTGCTACTGTTCTAAGAAGTATCTATAATTATACTGGCCCGTCAAAACTAGCAAGGCATACCGAGAATATCTTTCAGGCAGCCGATGAATCTGTTTATATACAGACAGGAGATGGTAATGGGTATATAAATATCTTAAAGGGTATTTGTAATAACCTCAATACATACGACTGGACGTTCTCTTCAATCAGTCCGTCTAATACAAACGAGGGATTCTGGCATTGGGCTGGAGGGTCTTATTATAACGGGTATCTATACGCAGGGGTCGAGCTTACTCCAAATCAAGGAATATGGAGAGCTTTATATTCAGATGATTTAACAAATACAGCATCATACAAGAGACTGAATACATTACCATTGATGGTTATAAATATGATTGGTAATGGGAAAACACTTATTGCGTCAGACGGACAGGCTAAGAACTTGGCGATAAGTAATAACGGACTTGATTGCTATATGTTCAGAATTGTCGGTGGTGCTGATCTTGCAGGGTTCGAGGGGGGGTATTTTGGTTTTGATCCCCCAAATAGTGACGGGTATTTTATGGGTCAAATACTCGCAAATGGAGAAACTTGGGAAGATCCGACAACAGGTCAAGTAATAATGTTAAAGATAGTAGACGAATAACCGATTAATATAACACACAATGTCAGAACATGAGAGTACCTTCATAGCACAACTGCAAGATGAGTTTAAGTCCTTTAAAGACGACATAGACAAGAGATATTCTCGTATGCAGGGATTTCTTATAAGTATAATAGTGGTACTTATTGGTTCAAGTATCGCTGTCGGGTTTACCCACTTTACGAGGGATGGTGAGACACGCACAACCGTGGCTGACAATACGAAGAAGATCGAGTATATAATGGATAACGCAATGTCACAAAAGGCTATCTCTGATATTCTGATGACATACGATAATAACACAAAGGCGATGGAGAAGTTTCTCCCTAACGACATACAGGGTTACGTCAAAGCCACGGAAGAGGCTAATCGCAATATGAGAACATATATAATGATGTTTCAGGGAGGACTTAACATGAGAGGGGGAACGACTGACGATCAAACTAAAGGTAATGGAGGAGGAGTTGACCAATGAAAAAAGTATTAGCAGTAATTAAGAAAATCGGCAAAGGAATCATCGCAATTCTAAAATGGGAAGAGTTCACATACGCATTCCCTTTGGGGATATTTGCATTAATAGCTTTTGTTAAATGGAGTCTATTGTTTGTAATCATTACAGCAATATGGTCTGCTCATATAATCCTTAAAACAAATGAAGAGAAGTGAGTCAGACTATCCTTATAAAGAATGCGAGTCCTGTAAGACAATAGCCGACTGTCCCCATCCAGACTGCGATAACGATATGTTGGGGTCGCCAATGCCACCTGAAATATGCTTAAGACCTATCGAGGTGATGAACGAGACTCTGAAATCAAGAAAGAAACGTAATGGTCGAAAAGATTAGCATCACCACATGGATAATTCTCTTATGTACTTATCTTATATTCGATTCGCTATATGTACTCTATATACAGGCTGTAAACGAATATAAAGCACTAAAGGCATCCTTTCTCGGAGTATTTATGTATCTGCTCACCGCTTATGGCACTATCGAATATATTTCTAACTTTGTGAACATCATTCCTATCATATTAGGAAGTGGACTTGGAACTTTTATTACTATAAAATATCTTTCGGTTAAAAATGAGGAAAAAATGTAATAAATGTGGTAAAAGAAAAGATGTTTTTCTTATGGGTAAAAACCGTAATAGAAAGGACGGCATTGCATCTACCTGTATAGAATGTCGTACAGGTAGCAGTGATAAAAAAAGGATCCAATTAAAAAAAGAGAAAGACGCGGGGGTAAAGACATGTATTAAGTGTGGGAAAATTAAAAGTATATCATGTTTTTGGAAAGGCATAAAAAACAGAAAAGGGGGGTACTCTTATCTTGAAGTGAATACTGCGTGTAAGGAATGTAGTTCTAAGAAAAGCAAAAAAAAGAAGGAAAGTGAATTAGAAAAAATATTATTATTTAAAAAAGGACTTGGCAGATGTACTAAATGTAATATTGTTTATTCTATTAGTTCATTTGTAAAGTCAACAGGTCAATACGGGGTTATCTTTACGTGTAATATGTGTAAAAACAAAAGGACAAGAGAGCTGAGAAGTACACCCGAAGGTAAATTAAGAATGAAAGAAAGTAATAAAAAAACAGATAGGAGTAAATATAAAGATACAATTCGTAAATGGATGGAATCAAATAGGGATTATCTTAATAAACAGGAGAATTTAAGATTACATAATGATACTGCATTTAGAATTAAAAAATATCTAAGAAGAGATATAAATACTGCTCTTAAAAAACAAAAAATAGCTAAGACACATAAATTTTTAAATATAATAGGGTGTACCGTAGATGAATTAATCAAACATATTGAATCTCGATTTACAGAAGGGATGACATGGGAAAATCATGGGCAGTTTGGATGGCATATTGATCATATTATCCCGTGTGCATCGTTTGATCTTACTAATGAAGAAGAACAGTGTAAGTGTTTCCATTACACGAATCTTCAACCTTTATGGTGGATAGATAATCTTAAAAAAGGTGCTAAAATTTTATCTTAATTTTTGTTACACTTAAATACGGAAAACGAAGCAGTGAAAAAGATAGTTAAGGAGGAAGGAGAACCTCCTGCGGTACGAAGGTTGATAAGTTTATTACTTGATAGGAAGTTTTATAAGTATAAGCAGTTTAAATACGGGAAGGCATGACAGAAATATTACTTGAGTTTTTAAAACTCTACGGATTAAAAGAGGTAGCGGGAAGTGAGAATAACCCACAGATAGTCGCCATGTTTAAGGAGATAGGGTTTGAGTCCGTGAAAGACGATGAAACGGCATGGTGTAGTGCGTCTCTCAATTATATCTGTAAAAAACTTGGATACGAAAGGAGTGGTAAGCTCGATGCACGTTCATGGCTTGCAATGCCTATACGTGTTTTACAACCGACACTTGGTGATATAGTAGTACTTTGGCGTGAATCACCTACCTCATGGAAAGGTCACGTAGGTTTGTTTATTAATCAGGATATAAATAATGTGTGGGTTTTGGCGGGAAATCAAGGTGATATGATTTCGATCACATCGTTTCCCCGTGACAGAGTGTTAGGATATAGACAGGTACATAAATTAAAATAAAAAAATATGCAACTCAGCTTAGACAACATTAATAAACCTTCCCATAGAAAGTGGAAGAAGATAGCAGACTACTTGTTATATACGGTTCTCCCTGCTATAAACGTATTTTTGGTAGGCGTTCAGCCCGTCAGCCCTGAGTTTACTATATGGGCGATGGGGGTGAGTAACCTTCTTATAGCGCTCTTTAAAGGAGCATCAAAACTATCTGCCGAAGAAATACCCGATGAGTATGAAGATAAAATTTAAGTATATTATTTTAGCTGTATTCTTATTGATAGGATTAATTTTCTATCTTGGGTGGCACTTCGGTACGTCCAAGCAGAGATCGTTGCAAACTATCAGCGAAAATGCCTATAAAAAGGAGTTAAAACGCCTTACAATCACTCTCGATAACAAGACAGCGTTTCTGACTACTACAGAACAGGTTTTAGAAACCGAAAGACAGGCAAGGAAAGCGGGGGATATTGAGAGGAAAGAATTAAAGGCATTAAATATCAAACAGGCGAATGAAATTAATAGGCTCAAACTAAGGGTTGATACTTTAATTGAAGATGTAAATCATAATGGACAGATTATTGATATTCTCAATTCGCAAATCACGAACTTTGACAATAACTTGGATACAGTGTCTAGGTTTAAAGCAATAAAACTACCTTTTGAATTTAAAAAAGACGATACATGGCTATCCCTTAAAGGGAACTTCAACAGTCAAGGAAAACTTGACATATCGTTGGGCTTAGACTTCAGTGCCGACCTGATTGCCGGAATAGACAAAACGACTAAGCAGAACACCGTAATACTAAAAACTGATTGCCCTTACATAAAAACAGTAACCTTCAAGTCAATAAAACTTGATAGCCCGAAAGATAAAAAATATGGCATAGGCATTCAGTTTGGTTATGGCATTACTCGGAGTGGGTTATCTCCATTTGTCGGAGTGGGACTGCAATACTCTCTAATAAAGTTCTAATAAAATCTCTAATATTCTCTAATAAAAAAGCCTCCCTAAATGAGAGGCTTTACTGTTTTAATTTAATCTTTGAGTCTTAGCAGCCTTTGCCGCCTTTGCCTGGTTTCTTCTTTCCCATTACTTTAAATATTTAAGTTAACTTATAAGAGTAGCCACAAAGATAAAAACTATTTTTGAGACTACCAAATAAATTATAATAAAGCAGGAATCAATTTAGCCTTTTCAAGAACATTCCCTGCCTGTGAACCTGTTCTTCCCGACACCTCTGCATCCCATACCGCTTCAGCTAGTGCGTTGTAATCGACACCACCTGATGCTGCGCTATTGAGTTTAGCACCCATTGTGCCACTTTTATTAAATTCTGTTGCCAATGCGTTCCATACTGCTGCGCCTACGTTAGCCGTGTTGAGTCCTGTTCCTGTAACTATGATATCAACACTCATATCTGCTACTCCCGCAGGCAACCCCGATAATCCGCCTGACCCAAGAAGATTAGCTACCATGTCTCCAAATGCAGTAATATTAGCAGAGATATTCCCTTGCCCTATCATATCACAAACCATCCCTAACTGAGTAATCAGTGACCCCTCTATAGATAGAGTACAACTACCAGTCATATTGGCAATGATATTACCTAATCCTATTAGGATATTGGTAGTAATATCACCACTACCTGTCATTGTTATGTTAGCGGAATAGATAGTCATCGAGCCTGATCCCGATGTGCGTAGAGCCATACCTCCTGCCTTTAAGGGAGGAAACCATGCTCCTGCACCTGTTGTATATCCTTCGGGAATTGCAGATTTTTTGGATAAAGAGAGAAAGCGTAAAAGGTGGCTACTTGAATTTATACCGAGTAGGCTTCTTTCCGCACAACCATTATAGCAGTTGTAACGAATAGGGTATTGCGCTATCTGTGTTATGTTGCCAATTAGCATTATTTCCAAACACTAGTTAAATAACCCTGATACATACAAGGGTTAGGTATTACTGCTCCTGCGAAGATTAAAAATCCTAAACAAGCACCGTCTTTTATCTGTGGTAAAGATGGTAATTGATTAAGTAAATCTCTTTCTGAGGCGTAGAATGCAGCCGTTAACGGAATTGTAGCAAGTGGTTTACAAAGCACAACATTAACAAAGCCTGCACTAGCCGATGCTGCTGAGAATAACGCTGAGTCCACTTCTGCTACACCCGCATCCCCTTGTGCTAATGGAAGGAATGGGCCGAAGTTACCCGCAGCAACCCCTGAATGGCTAAGATGTGATTGAATTGCTGATGCTGTATTCGCTACTACTGCTCCGAGGTTTCTTGCACTAAGCCCCTGAGTACCACTATAGGTCATTGAAAAGTTCTGAGCGTTTGCACCGTTACTGGTATCAATAACATAATATGCCATAACACCCTTACCATCTCCGTAACGAGCGCAACCAATACCGACTGATACGTTGTCAATAGTTATTCTGATAGCATCTGATGGGGTTATTGAGAATGTCGCTGTTGATGATACGGCAGTGAACGTCTCAATATAAGATCCCGTCCCTGTTATCGTACGAGCCGAACCTGTTACACCGCCACAAGCAACCTGAAGAGTTCCTGTTGTAGTGAATGAAGTAATATCATATTCCACGGTATATGTTTTGCCAATAACAGTAGAATAGGTCATTGTTTGTGTAAGGGTATTAGTCCCTGCTCCGTTTTTAAGGACGTTGTTAGTTCCATAAGCCCATCCCGCATTAACTGTCCATCCTGTAGTTCCACCTGTGAATGTGCCGTTATTAATATGCTCTTGATTATCGAGTACCTGAGATGTGTTTAAATCGGTTCTTATTTTCGGATAACAGCCAAGCATATCAACAATCATAAGCACTGATGGTGCTCCCGCAGCTACGTTAGTCCACGCACCACCATTGATAAGAGACTTAACGGCTGATGATACATTGCCTCCATTATATACATTGAGATCCTGTCCTGCTGCATTATAAGGATAGATAGTTGTATCTGCCGAATAAGGGGTGAATGATCTTAATTTCCTTACGATAATAACGTCAATAGTTACGGCTGTGATGGTTGTAGCACAAGAGATAAGAAATACGTTTGTAGCCCCTGCCGTTACTGTCTCTGTGAATGTTCCGTTAGCTGCACGTGTTACGGCTGTACCACCACCAATAGACATTGATAGGTTTCCTGACCCTGCGTAAGAACCCACAGTCCAAATTACTTCATAAGCAAAACCGCTCATACACTCTATATTCTGTTGAAGTGTCTCAACCGATCCTGAGTTCGCTTTGGTCATCAAGTGAGTTGCTGCCGTCCAAGAGAACCCCGCAGAGAATGTCCAGTTAGAAGCACCCGCAAGGAAATCATAGTTTGAAACTAGATTACCATGAAGATAGGCAGGAGGAGTACCCCCAAAGTAAGTAAGGTCATACCATCTTCCGGCTACAACTGTACCCCCCGTATAAGTCTTCATAAAATCACTACGCCACTGTTGTCCTGCACTCAGCGAGCCTATTATGTCATCAAATGTCTGTATTGCCATATTCTTAATTGTAAACTGTTTCTACTAAGCCTGTAAATATTTGTCCTGCTACGTTACCGTTGACCTGCCCGATAAAATTAACATAAGCCCCATCGTAAATAATAGGCATCTCTCCTTTCATCAAAAGGAAATCCCACTCTGCGGGAGTTGTTGTTTCCCTTATAAAGCCCTGAGATAATACCCGACAAAGAACAAGGGCAGCCAAGCCTCCATTGGGGTTCATAAATTGGATTGATTCTACCGATCTTATACCCTCGTCATTTGGTGTATCTATAAATGTACCTGAAAGCCCTGCCGAAACACCTGAATGAACAATTGTTCCTATATAAGTGTTGGTGTTAGTTGTAATTAATCTTGATGTTCTTCCACTTACTCCCTTATCATTTGTATAATTTATCGAAAACGTAGCCCCACCCACATAGGGATTTGTTGCTACCAAGAAAGCCATTACTCGTGAACCGTCTGTATAACGGGGCAAAGAAGGGACAAGAGGGTCGTCAATATGATTTGTGAATGGTTGAGGGTCGGTATTATCCATATCTATTAAAGGATAAAACATCAGATAATCAAGAATGAATAATTCCATAGGGACTATTCCTGAGTTGACAGCCATCATTGTTAGCTTCCTTAATATCTTTGTTGCGGGTGTCTGATCTCCACCTGTCCAAATACCATAGCGACTTGTGAAAAGAGTTGCCTCAAGTGCGTTTCCGGTGTAAAAATTAGGGCGTGGATTACCAGGACTCATTGAGAAGTCTACGACAGAACCCCGAACGGAAGCAATAGCAGGGACTTTCCTAAAAGAGACAGTAGTACTTTGTCCGTTAGTATAACAATTCTCTACAAGGTCTTTTAGTTTTGTGTATGCCATTTTAAATGCTTCTTCCTGTTATCATTGATAGTAATTGTCTTACCGTCATGGTGATTTTAATCGTTGTCTCCTGTAAAGGATTAAGATTTCCCTTCCCCCGTAAAGTTACCTTCCTTTTAGCGTAAATAGGTACATTTCTATGTTCACATTTATAATCATACTCAGGCTCATTACCTTCTCCTTTGGGGATTACACCAACACTCTTTCCGCAGACAGAGCATTCATATAAAGAAGGGAATTTCTCTGCTAATGTCATATTATGATTCTGTGATTGTTATCGAACCTATGGTAAATACCGGAGTAATCAAATTACTTACGATAATCGGGGCATTAAGATCACCATAATGCCACACATCAACTGCACCAGACCCCACGCCTGTCTTTGCAGCTACAATAGTGTTTCCTGAAGCCCCACACTGATCGAAAGTAACCTGTGCAGTATTTGACACACTTCTTGTTCCGAGTGTCCAACCCGCTGCTGATCTTGCTACCGTCTTAGCTACATAATTAGTGTAATCAGCTTTGTTAGTTGACATTGTATCTCCTACCGCACCTGTAACTTTTGCAAGGGCGAGTGTTACTGTTGTTAATGGAGATGATGATGCGTTGTCGGCTACATTAGCCCATGGGGTAGCAATATACATTAACCCTAAGATGTTATTGCAACAGACTGTGCTCTTTGGCATATCTTTATGATTTTATTATTATTTTACAAAGATAAGCACAAAAAAGTTATGGGATTTTTACGAGTATGTAACGCTTGTGAGGTCTGTTCCTGTATAATGTAAGGTCTTAGTTAGTTCTATACCTGATGGTGTTGCTCCTGAAAGGACTATGCTCGTCAGCACTCCGAGAGTGTAGTTTAATGTCTTGACGATGTTTCCACTGGGTGTGGTATATGTTATCGTGCTTAACCCGTCAACGCCATAGACGAGCGAGTAGGGGTAGTTTTTTAAGTTCTTTGATACTGTTTCAAATTCTTCGGCAAGGGATGATACGCTGTTGATGAGATCAACGAGTCCCCAATAACCGCTAGGCACAGACTGAGCCACGGTTCCTATGGCATCCTTATCGGGGGTATCGGCTAGAATGTATGCTTTCTTATCGGAAGGCGATGACTTAACAATCTGACCCACGAGAGATATTCTGCCTGTTGCGTTTTTAAGACGTATCTGATTCATTCTGCAAAGTTACTAAAAAATAAAACCCTGCTTTCTCAGGGCAGGGCATTGGTCGTAATGCTTGAAAAACATGGTGGTCGTTCATCTCATAGGCAGTGTCTCGTAATTAAATGGTTTATAAATAAAAATTAACTTGATTATTATTTCTTCTTCTTCCACCACTTCCCTTTCGATGTATCTACCCTTAATCCGCCTTCGGAGAACTGAGGGATTGCTGTTACTGGAATATTTATTACATCATCAAGTTTTCCCTCGTATAATATCTTCCCGAACTTATCTCCTACAACTAAATAATCAACAGTTATCCCGTTTTCATTGCATCTTGGAAATTGTATTCGGCTTGTGTTTTCAAGAAGGTAATTTGATGTTAATGACAGACTCATTTTAGTAGGACGATATCCCCGATAAGATAATTCACGTCCCTTATAAAATAGCCTTAAATACGCCTTGATTTTCATTTCTTTTATTATTAATAATATAAATACTCGTCCGGTAAAAGATAATCTAAACTATCTATGTTTTTACACTATAAACTGACTAAGATTTTGATTCTCGTGCTACTTTTAATCTCTCTCCTGCTTCAGCACGTTGTTCTTCGGTCATTATTCTCTTTTCTCCCTCGAAGTTTATATAACCACGAAAGGGGTATAAGGGACAGGTGGTAACAATACATTCTTTGACATCAGTACGATTCCCTGCGGAACAGTCTGTGCAGTACGCCTTGATAGCCACTGACCTTATCTTTTTGAGAGTAGTGGGCTTATTGCAGATTTTGGGTGTGTAGGTTGGTGTTGTCATAATTATATAGTTTTAGTTGTTGGTTGTGGTGGATGATTCTTTCTATGCGCTCTATTCCAAATCTCGTTGATACGCTTATTGAACTCATTGGTGACGGTCTTATATCCTGTAACTTCGCCCACTGACTCGTAGTTCTCAAGATTGATGCTCTCGGTGAGTAGTTCGATATAATCCTTATAGTCAATAGTTCCTTCCCCGTTGATATGGCTTTTATAGACCGTGGAAAGCATAACCTTCATATCCTCTATCATCTGTTTTGTGTAGAGTAGATATACAGTACCATTACTCACTTTGGTTTGCAAGTCCTCGATAGCCTCGTTGACCTCTGCATGGGTGTCTTGGTAGTAGAAATATAGTTGATCGACATTATACCCTGCGTAGGTGTGAACATAGTACCTATTCTCTGCTTTGGCGTAAATGAGATACTGAAGGTCGGGGATAGGTATAAGATTATTCTTTTCAAGGGATGCCAAAGACTTAATCTCAAGTATTCCCCATTTCTTCTTCCCTAAAGCCAATGCCTGTGCATCACTAAGCGTAACCTTATCCCATGACTTTCTTAATTCCTGTGCGTAATCCTTTGCTTTCTGTAACAACTCAGGACTTGCCTTGCCTCGTAGTTGAAAAAACTGCAAGAGACTAAAGACATGTATCTCCCTAAACTCAGGACGTACCGATTCAAGAGATTCGTAATACTTAAAGCCTTCGGGTGTTTCGAGTGGGGTCATAGTCCTTTAGGGAGTAATTGTTGTTCTGCATATTCCTGATAAGAAAGCATCTTAAAGTCGTTACTATCTTTAAACTCTCCGTGGATTAAGATACTACCCTTTGGCTTATTTAGTCCTTTGGCTACGATAAGATTCCAGTACGCATCCCATGTACTCAAAAGATCATCGGTGATAACGTGTTCTTTGAACGTCACACTTGGGTTTGTACGCCATGCGTTAGGTGACAGATTGAAAATACCATCAACCTTAATCCCGAAGTTCTGCCATACTGCCTTTGCTCCTCCGATGAGTTGCATGATGTGTGTTTCGTAGTAACTCTTATCTTCCTTCTCAAAGAAATTGCTTTTGAGATCCCCTAAGAGAATACGTTCTTTCCTTACCTCGGTCTTAACAATAACCATCTTTGGCTGACCTTTGTTCTCGCCCCTCTGCCAAACACCGTCCTGTACCTCGGACTTGACAATCTCGGTGGTGGTCACTTTGGCGAGCAGGTCAATAGTCATGCAAAGCCATTCATCACGTTCCTCGTCATGGTAGGTAAGCTGTGCCTCAACGAGCAGGGGAGTGATCTCATAATCCTCATTGAACTTCATTAAAGCCAAAGTATCTTTTACAGGCATATCCGCAGACTGATTGTTCTCTGATGCGAGTTTAGTCATCTTAGCAAGTAAGTCTTTATTGACTCCCTGTTTTAGTGTTATTCCCGCAAAGATAAGGTGTAATGCTGTGCCATACTCGGAACTAACATCAAGAAGGTGTCTCCAATTTGGGTACTTCTCTTTCCATCTGTTGATTGCATCTCTCTCGGTGCTTACCATGCCGAAAGCAGAGGTTATGCCCGATGCTATGACTGCCTTGTCCCCGCAAAGAAACATATAGAAACGATTACCATTTCTATCGTCAAATCGTTGAACGACATATTTGGGTTTAAGGTCGTCTGCGGAATACTCTGCCCATGTTGGTTGATTGAGTATCTTCGCAAGTTTCTTACTCTTGCGTGGGGTTGTTTTCTTTGTCATTATTCTGTTGCTTTTTTAATTACTGATTCTGCTTTCTCAACTGCATCATACCATTGCTTTGATGTGGGTTGCCCCGAAAGCAATCCTTCTTGTTCGCACCCGTGAAGGAAAACTAATTCACTGAGGGCTTCCAAGAGGAGTGGTGCAGACTGAATGAGTCTAGCGTTAGCCCTTGCTTCTTCAACGGTCACTTCTTCCATTAACGGTTCGTGTCCATTCTCATCCTTGTCGTTAGAACAGATGGCACATACAGTCTTTTCCCCTTCCCCTGCAAATACAAAGTGGGGCTTTGCGTGTAAACAGCATGACCACCATTCTCCTTTACTGAATTTTGTTTCCATGATTATTAATTTATAATTAATTCTTCACCAATAAGGGCAAAGTATAGATTTTGAAGTTCGTGAACATAATGAATATAAACTGCATGATGTGCAATATACCATTTATTTTCTTTGTAATTAATCCTAATGGTTTTTCTCCAATAATAAGGATAAAATGAATCTGTATCTGGGGGGTGGGGTACAAACCCAAACTTCAAGAGCCATTCTTCAGTAATGGGGATGGGCTTTACGCTATCACCATATAGGTGTGAATTATGGTCGTTATACCAATCGTAGAAGTCAGATAATTCAAATGGATAGACATATCCACTTTCGCCCTCTACGTAATTTCCGATTCTTAGTTCATTTGCTTTCATAGATATTTATTTTTGTCAAATGTAAACTATCTAAATCAATTATGCAAATAATTTATGAAGTTTTTTTGTAGAGATTGCGATAAGGAACTTATTAAAGTCTTTATAGTCCTTATAAATATATCGCTTGTCAATGATTGTTATGCCCTCTGACCTTAACCGTCTGTAAGATTTCTCAGCAGAGCGATCAGTTTGTCCGTAATAAATGACTACCTTTCCCTGTAGCATAGGTATTATCGCACCGAGGAACGACAGGCTATTGAGTACAATGGTCGGATGAGGCGGGGAGTCAAGTTTGTAGTAAGTGAGGTAACTTAGATAGTCGGGATTGCCTTCAAACAAAAGTATTGCCCCGTCATTCCCACTTTTGATCGTGGTGATATTTTTTGGAGACGAGGAAACTTTAAGGAAATTATTGCGGAACTCGTAACCACCACTATCATTTTTAAATGCGAGGGATAGATATTCTCTTGTAGGATTCTTACCATAAGGAAACCTAATCGTTGCCTGGGATAGCCACTTAACAGCAACCTCTCTACTTATCTTTCGTGAGTCAATATAATCCAATAACCGAGTATTACTAAGTAGTTCAACACCGAGTATCTCTATTGCATCTTTTTCTCGTACTTCGGGCTTGTAAGATTCAACATCAAGTGATTGTTCTCCTATAAGAAAGTCTATCGCATCGTGAAAAGATAATTGTTTATAAGCCATTACAAAATCTACTACGTCACCCTTATTGTTGTTCCCCCTATCAGTCCATCGCCCTGTCTTCTTGTTGATGTCAAAACTACCGTTACCCTCGATACGTAGGGGAGAGAGACAGCGATAGTAAGAACCTGTATCATGTATTTCGTACCCGTCTTTTTTAAGTAGGTCAACGAGGCTCTTGTCCTTTGCCTTACGCAATCTTTCTTTTGATAGTTCGGAAACCATAAGTTAATCTTTCATAATTTGGTCAAGGTAAACATTAGTCAACTGGCGACCTTTGCTCATAACACACCATAAGTTATCCCCTCCTTTTTCAACAATATCCATTTCTTCTACCTTCCCAAATATTCCAAAATTATCGCATAAGTCAACAATCATAGCCTTCTCTTTTGTGGGATGTATTCGCAAAACACGCCCAATGGCTTGATAATATAGGCGTAATGATCTTGTTGGTCTAGCCATAACTACCACTTGTAATTCAGGGTAGTCAAAACCCACTAAGTAGATACCTACATTACACATCACCTTAATACTCCCATCTTTAAACCCCCGTGACCGCCTATCTCTTTCCTTTCCTTCCATGTCAGCATGAACAAAACTAGCAACATCCCCAAGTGCGTTAGCTAGAGCCTCTGCCTCTCTTGTAAATTTAACAAATACGAGTATGCGAGTCTTGCCTATTTCTAATAATCTTCTGACTACCTTGATTAACTTTTGGTCAAATGACGACTTATCATAGTATTGTCTTTCGCTTGGTTCGTCATAGTCAGCTCCGGTTGAATTGAGCTTTATCTCTGATCTATTAAACCCGTTTATCTGAAAATATTCTGTTGGAGACAAGTAACCTTGATTAGCCAAATCCCGTGTCTGCGTAACATGGATTACACGGCTAAATATTCGGGGGTTAGTTCTTGTGATAAATTTAAGCATAGTCCCCCCATAGCCGTCAACGCTCATGCGGTATGGGCTTGCCGTGACACCTAGAATTTTCTCTCCAACAACATCAATAAATGTTTTATACATTCCTCCTTTCGGTGATGCAACATCACATTCGTCTATAAGAACGTATTTAAACTGCTTAAAAAATTCAGGATGTTTATATACAGATCCGATAGTCGCAAGTGTTATATTCCCGATATTTTTCTGTTTCATAGATGCAGAATAAATACAAACACCCTGTATTTGATAATCCATCATCTTATTATAATTCTGCATTAGTATCTCTCGACTCGGTTGAAAAACAATGAGTGGAGCATCAACGGTACGTGCCATCTCTGCTAAGATTAAGCTTTTCCCAGCCGAAGTAGGAAGAATCATTAAGACAGGTTTTTTTTGATTCTTATCCCTGAAATAAGCTACACCTGCATTTACGGCTTGTTGTTGATATTCTCGAAGGATATACATTAGTCCTTGAAATTTAGGTTTGCAAATTCCCCATGAAATATACGAGCTGCGTCATCATAAGCCCTTGCTGCTTCTTCTTCTATCTTGAATGCGCCAAGATAAATTCTTTCCCCAAAAACACGAATTTTAGCGTGAAAACTACCACACTTCCTTACCTCAACGCCTAAATACTTTGACCTACCCCATCCTTTTATGTTGACTGCGTTTTCTCTCCTATTACATATTCTTAGATTACTCCGTTGATTATTCAGTTTATTTAAATCCTTATGATCTACCTCAAGGTCAACTGGACAATCCATAATTTGTCGGTGCATTAATACTAATTTACGCCCCTTATGTGGCCCATGAGGCTGTCTCGCTGCATAAAAACTATCCCTATGTTTAGTGGCTAACCACTTCCATTGGCTTAACCAGTCAAAGTCGCTATCATCAACTAATGCTACCTGTCCTTGTGTTAATGGAATCTCTTTCATTTTATTGTGTCGTATTAGATATGTGTCGAAAAATGTGAGGGAAAGAACTCGACACTCGTCCGTATCATCGGGTAGCTATATCCGACTATTCCCTCACAAATATATATAATTTAAAATTAATTTCCAAATCTTTTTATATATCTGATTTCCTTCTTAGATATTCAGCCATTAAAATTCCATCTCCATCACCGTGCTTCCGTATAATGGATTCATGTTGAGGAAATAAATCTATAGCTATTTCCATAGAGGCTTTCTTCATCCCGTCCTTCCCTATGACAGCAGATGATATAAATTCCTGTTGCCATTCCTTAGAATCAATGAAGGTATATGGCACTCCTATTATTTCAAGGGCAATCATGGTAGCTTCCATTGCTCTTAATGCTGATTCTGTTGCTAAAAAAGCATATTTATTTACCATAGGTCTTTCAATAACGGCTACTCCTTCTTTGGGGATATACATAAACAAAGCCTTCACATCTATTCGATGTACGTTACGCCCTTTCTTTACGTAGTCTCGTACTTTTATCACAGGAGTCTCTCTAAACCATGTTTCCCCATTAGAACAAATAATCCCAAGTGAACCGGTCACACCATTATCGAAAGCTATCCAATAATCTTTCATAGCCCCATTGATTTAAGTACGTTATTATATTCTTTGCGTAAGAGGACATCGCAGTCGTATCTACTCTCAAGTTTTTCTGTTACTCTTTGGTGAATAGTCCAGATGGTTTCTTCGGATTTGTTATTGTAAAGGTGTTTTATGTCCTTAAAAGAGCAATCCGCAATATCTCTAAGTATCTTAACCACGAAAGACTTTCTCTTATACCTTTCCGGTGTCCGTGCTTTCTTAAGCAACTCAGTCCTATCTATTCCGTAATGGGTTTCAACCCCTGAAAGGATGTATTCTATCCTGTCTTTCTTAAGGATGACAACCTTGGGCTGTGTGTTAAAATCCTTCATAGTGATCTCTTATATGTAAGTTACTTTTGTTTTCTTGTTTAAGGTAATCCTCAATGTGATAAATATCCTTATGCTTAAACTCTCTCCATGTACTAAGTTCGCTCTTGGCAACGCCATAGACAAATTCCATGAAATCTTTGGCGTTTGAATTTTCCCATGACCTTGATCCCGACAATATCTTCTCAATCACATTCATAGAGAAATCGTGTGCCTCAAGTCCCTGGAAGCACTTTTGCCGTGAAGTACTTAGCCTATTGAGATAATACTTATTAAGTCGCCTGACAACATATATTGTATTCCATGCTTCAAGTTCTTCCCTTACCGATGTTGTTTTCAACTTAGCCTTCTTAGGGATAGTGGTCATAATGGTTATAGTTCTATTGTTAGTTGATTTTTAATTGGTCGTTTAATCTTTACCTTGCATGCTCTGTAGTCCACGAAAGAAGTACAAGTAGCTTTCCCCTCTTTATAAATCCATTGCTTTATCGGAAAACCCTCTACAAGCGATTTAGTAAGTATCGGGCAATATGTCTTACCTTCTCTTGATCTAAGACTTGTAGCTTTACGGCAGTTAGCACACCACTTATCAGTGAAGTAGTCGCCTTCAGTGCCGTTGCTTGGGAAATATAACTTAGGAGTGTCCATTATTTATTACTATTTAAGAACTTATCCGGTAATTCCTTATCAAGAGCATAATGCAAATCAATTTCATATTCGAGAAAATCAAAGAACTTCACAAGCAACTCCCTGTCATCCTTCTTCATGCGTTCTATTGCCCATTTAGCACCCTCTTGTTTAAACTTATTACATCTCTGAACATAAAATAAATCCGTCCACATTTCATTCTTTAAGATCGTATCTCTGTCAAGAGGAAACTCTTTCTCAATCTCTTCCTCTGTAATAGGTTGTGTGAACTGAGCGTGGTAATTCTTGAATGCCGTTAAACAATCGTTATAACAAACATCAAAACTGCCATATTCCTCATTTGGGAATCTCATTGGCTTTAATATCTCCTCAAATGTCTTCATAGCTAAAATATTTTATTGGAATAAATTACCTGATACTCAAATTCAATCATCTTGTCGAGTTCGCTTTGTCCTTTAAGATAGTTATCGGGAGATAAAGCCCATTCGAGAGCTTTCTGTCCGCTTCTTAATTTTAATAGGTCAAACCAAAAGCAGTCATCACGTTCCTCAGTCCTTGCAAGCATATCATCAATCCACTTTTGATGCTCTTGAATTTTTGACAGTATCTCTTCTTTTGTCTTCATAGGTTAGTTATTTAAATGCCATATAAAATACAAATCCTACTATTCCCATCCATGCTAACCATAAAATTATACGGATTAAGAAAAGTCTATTGTCAGTTAAAAATGCTTTCATATCCCTCTCTTTTAAATTAAACCTTGATGTCTCATCATCCGTAAATAGTCATTCTCAGTCATTACAGGAGTTCTCTTTTGATTGCGAGCCTTTTCCCTTGCTTTCTTTTTATGAGAATTAGCCTTTCTTATCTCAGCTTGATGCGCCTTGTTTTTCTTTTTATTTTTGTAATCCATATCTCTTTTAAATTAACATGCTTTTGTAAATATCTCAGCGTTCTCAGGAGTTAATATTATCCCTGATCTACCTGCCCGATTTAACTTGCTTCTAATCCTCTCTGACCGCTTCCAGTATTGATCTGAGTTACCTGAGTAACATTCTTCAATATGATTCATTGCTATCAGATTGAGTAAATGGTCAATCTCTGATTTAGTTAGCTTTATTTCGTGTTGCTTTGCCATGTCTTTTAAATTACTCGCTACACATTATTTACACATGATTCACATGTATCGTAACCATTTTCAGCATCAACTATATTTTTATGACAGACTGAACAGTAATAGACTTTCGGTTCTTTCTCCTTATCCTCGATGGGAGGAATAATATCAAATCCCTGTTCAAATAACCACTTACAAACAGTTTCAACATCTTCTGCATTTATAAGGTGGTTAAACTTATGAAGTTTAGATTGCAACTCACAACTATCTTTAAATCCTAATGCTCTTGGCATAGAGTTCATCTGAGAATATCCGTTAATAAGTTTAGATGTTTCTTTATATCGTTCTTTACATGTCTTCATCGTTACTCTGTTTTAGGGTTAATCTTTCCGTCACGCATTGCTGGAAAATTCAAATGTGCATATTCTCCAAATAATTCTATTGCTTTTTTATCATAAGCTATTGCGGCTTCCTCTTCAGTTTTAAACGAGCCTAAATGAATTAAAACGCCATTATGTGTAATCCTTGCATTTATATATTTTCCACTACTTCCCCAGCTCACACCAAGATATTTTGACCTACCTACTGCTACTCTATTTAACCTGTTATTTTGCTCAGTGCAGTTCCGTAGATTAAATCTTTGATTATTTAATCCATTATTATCTCTATGGTCTGTTTCTAATTCAGGAGGGGTATTCATTATTAAGCGGTGCATTAGGATTGTTTTCCTTCCGCCTTCAGAATTTTTTGGAGTTTTACGTATAGCATATTCGTGACCATTTGTTTTTGACAAATACCACTTCCATTGATTAAGCCAATTAAAATCGCTATCATCAACTAATGTATTTTTCCCCTGTGATAAACTTATTTCTTTCATATCTTTTTAATTAATCCATCTCTGTATGCTTTTGCACCTTCAATATATCCATTATAAAAAGATACTCTTTGTCCCTTACCTTTTACCTCAAGTTCTCTTGCTCGATTAAATGCGTTATCTTGTAGTTCATCATCCGTCACACTCTTTGGGAGTTGAGAAGCGTATTTATTTAGAATTAAAAGCAGTTCAGATATTTCAAGTGCCTCAGAAAGTTCCATACCTGACACTACTTTCCCCTCAAGATAATCCATTACTCTGTTGATGTCTGAATTTCCTACTCCCTCTGATGGTTGAACCTCTTGCTGAATAGGTTGGAGATACCAAACTACTTTATTAATCCACCATACTTTACCTGTTGTAGCATATTGATCAGAACTATCATACGTTGCTCGACCTAAAGTATAGTCGTTAAAGTAGCATTCATATACACCGCTTTTCGGCAAATCATCAACTGAGTTGATATATACTTTCTTAAATAGTTCATCGTTTTCCTGATGTCGGGAAGATGATAACTCTTGAGATTTGAGTGCGGAGATTTTATTCGCAATAGATTCAAAATAATCAGAATGTATATAAGTCATATTCTCTGACTGTCTATGATCTGAAAATTCTTTAAGTACTTTTAATATTAGTTCTTCCATGTTATTCGGGTTTAAAATTTACTCGTGTATTGTTCAAATAATCTATCCTGCACAAACTGAATAGGGCAATTGTCTTTTAGCCACATATCAATTTTGTATGAGAAATTCGCAATCGGCCTTTCTTCTCCTAGCATCCAACCATCTCTCATGTACATATATCGAATTGCATAAGGCTTGTTTGTCTTTAGCCAGTTAAACAATTCATCGTATTGCTCCTGCGTTCCGTAGATTTTATCAATAGCTGCCATTGTCTTATTTGAAATTTAGCATTTTTATTGCAACTGACCTTATCTGTGATGCGGAATAATAGAACTCACCTTTAAAATCAATCAAGTCATCTAAGGACTTAATCTTTTTTAGCCGTCCGTCCTTATCTTCAATGAACGGGATCTCGTGTACGGCAAAATCAAAGAGTGTCTGTGACGGGTCAAATTCTTTCAGGATAAGGTACACAGGTACTCTGACCTGTATTGACGTAGGAAATTGCTCTATTAAATTATCTCTTATAACCATCGTCTTATTTACTCTGCTTGGTTAGTAATGATAGTGCCTTTAAGATATGAGTAGGAACAAAGGATCTTTCCTCGGCTTTGTCAGGTTCATCTACGACAAGTACGTACCCCTCGCCCTCGATAGGCTTTGCTTTTATCAGACTGTACTTTATGCCACTAAGACATAGGCTTGATTCGGTTGGTAGGTTCATAGTTATGCGTTTTTTATTCGTTCACTGAATATCTGATTTTCTCGTATGTTTAGTCCACGCTTTGAAATTACGTCATCTGCGGTAGCTTTGATCTTCTCAATACTATCTCCTGCAATGATAAGATAGTCTCTCTTTCCCCCGATGGTGAAATAAACCTTAAATAACATCTCAGTAGTGTGTGTGGGAGCGACTTTGGCGATTATCTCTGTCGGGCGGTAGGTTTCGTTGTACTTATCCCCTAAAAGTGATTTTAACTTCTCTGAGATATATTTCTTGTTCTCTTTTGATACTTTGAATGTCTCTGTGCTATCCCCATGATTGACCTCAAGGTATCCGAGGTTATTGAAGTAAGCGTTTTTAACCATCTGTAGGTTGAACATCTTACTGCGGGGTGAGAACGTGATGGGGTAGTCAAAGGTATCCCCGATAAAGGTTAAATCTTCTTTAAAACCTATCTCTCTTTCGATGGTGTGCTTCCCGTTTTTAAGGATAACTTTTACATCGCCTTTTTTTGATGCACACTCAAGAGATAAGTCCCATTTCTCAAGCTGTGGTAATACCGAGTACTCACTTAGTATCTCGTTTATTCTTGATTCTATTGTCTGCTCGTCCATAGTTTTAATAATTTAGAGAATTTTCCATATTTCTTTGAGGGGGCGGTCTTCCATGCCTATTTCGTGCTTACGTGATGATCTGACGAAAATCCCCCTCTCTGCCCAAAATACTGTAACTGAAAAGATAAATAAAGAGAGTGCGTCCTGACTAAGTCCTGAGATAGATTTGTGTCCGAATATACGCTTGTGAAATTCATGTAGTATCTCCTTATTCTTTTTATTAGAGTCAAAACCTAACTTGTATAATACGTCCCTAAGAATTAAACTATAATAGAGTCTATACAAGATATGGTCTGCGAGTTCATTTTTCTGCATAGATTTCATCAATATCGGCAAAGAGAATGTTAGTACACTCCTTCTGTTTGGTGGCTACCTCAGTCCACTGAATTTTATCAGCATTATAAGCATCAATGACAAAGCCAAGTGCCTTAATGGATGCCTCAACCTTATGGCTCTTTATCTCACTGCCGGAAAGAGGAACTTTAGTGGGGGCTGATGACTGATGGCTCGGCTGTGATTGTGATTGTGGCTGACTGCCTGCATTGTTTTGTACAAGCCTTGCAGAGATTTTCTTATAAGACTTACCTTCAGGGGTAACGGTTGTGTAGTTGACGCTATCGCCATCCCTTAATCCCTTATCGGAGTTCTTCTCATCAAGATAACCCCATGTGCCGTCAGCGAGATTGATCTTCCACCCGCTTGCCTTACCTTCTTTGAATTGTTGTTCGATCTTTGTGATTGTTGTCATTTCCTTCTTGTTTTAATTATTTACTTGTTGATTGAGTTCCAAATGTAGAATTTAATTTTGACTTAAACAAATTTATTTTTAATTATTCTTCTTCGTCCTTAAAGAGAATTGTTTTCTCTCCCCTGCGCATCTCTTTATTATACGCCTCGATAGATTTACTTTTTAAGCGGATAAGAAAGCCCTGATACCATTCTTTTGCCATGAGTTGTTCAAGCGTTGCTCTGTGGTAGAATAAATGACCGTCATTCTCATCGTTTTCTGCGGGTACAAGTAGGTCTTTATCAAGATAGTAGTCGCCCGATCTGCCGAGTAAATGATGCCACGTAACGAATCCTTTTATCTCACGCCCTGTAAAGAAATCACATATCCTTCCCCCATTTGCATCACGCAATTCCTGTTCAAGTAATTTACATCCCTCGGAATAATGGATATGCTCTTCTCTACGTTTTTTAGACTCTCGTGGAATACGTGTCTGCTTCTTCGGTAGCTTCATCGGTAACTTATCCGTTCTTTTTTGATAAAGATCGCCACCTTTCATGCGCCTCATATAGCCATGATACTGACAAAAACCGTGAGAGAACACATTATTTTTACAGGAATCAGCAGAACAAGTACGTGGCATTGCTATTTAATTAAGTGAATAATACTCTTCCCAAGATAATAAAAGAAAGTAACTACTGAACAGCCTACTATTATCGAGGCAATCCATATTACGAGTACCGCTCCTGTATGAGCAATGTAGTCCTGTATCATCTGCCGTGTTAAGGCATCCTTATTTTGACTGTTATTCTCCATCGTTTGAAGTATAAGTTGTTTCTGAAATTACTTTTTCGTTAGTATCGTCCTCGAAAGGAATGGTCTTTAGCAGACGATAACCAAGCATCTCAAGTTCATTTGCTATTTCATCGGCTTTTTGATTGTAGGTCAATCTCTCATCCCATAGGTTTATTCCACGAGGGATATTCTTGCAGTACCGCAAAGCACAGTTAGTGATTGCGAGTAAGATGATTTGGTGTGTGGTCATGGTTATAATACTTTAATGCCAGTGATTGATTCAAAAACATCTGCATCCCAGTTTGGGAGTGCTTTAAGAAGTTTAATATCATCTTTTGATGCGCCTTTATATGCCTCTGCCCATGCCTCCTTGTAGCCAAGTGTTTTGAGATAGCCTTCGCAAACAAAAGCATTTTTATTATCAATCTTTTCCTTGTCTGTCATTTCTGTCCACGAGATCCATCTATTAAGAACTACATTGTAGATAAAGTCGGGCTTTCTTGCGTTATCCCAAACCGATGTTTTGCAGGGTTTGTTAAAACAGTTGATAGTTTCGGGTGTTGTGCTATTAAAATCCCCGCTATTCCTGTCCCCGCTATTACTGTCCCCGCTATTCCTGTACCCGCTATTCCTGTTCCCGCTATTACTGTCCCCGCTATTACTGTTCCCGCTATTACTGTTCCCGCTATTACTGTACCCGCTATTACTGTTCCCGCTATTCCTGTCCCCGCTATTCCTGTCCCCGCTATTACTGTACCCGCTATTACTGTACCCGCTATTACTGTCCCCGCTATTACTGTCCCCGCTATTCCTGTCCCCGCTATTCCTGTCCCCGCTATTACTGTTCCCGCTATTACTGTTCCCGCTATTCCTGTACCCGCTATTACTGTACCCGCTATTCCTGTACCCGCTATTACTGTACCCGCTATTACTGTCCCCGCTATTACTGTCCCCGCTATTACTGTTCC